ATTAGATAATGAACTTATGGTTTTGATGGAAATGCTGGAAGAAGAACCGGACAGCGAAGTTTTGAGGGATACCCTTGAAGCTATCAGCGGAGAGCTGGAAAACAAGTATGAGGGTTATTGTACTGTGCTTTCTGCATTGAACGATAAGGCCGAAAACGTTAAAAAGGAAATTGCCCGGTTGTCTATACGCCAGACTATTGCGGAGAATGCAGCGGATCGGCTCAAAAGAGCACTGTTCTTGTCTATGCAGATGGCAGGAAAACGAAAGATTGAAGGGGATATATATACCTTATCGCTTAGAAAAACAGCGCCGCAACTTGACGAAGTCCCGGGATGGGAGAAATTGCCGAAAGAATATCTGATCGAGCAGGAACCGAAGGTTGACCGGCGGGGACTTCTTGCGGATGTTAAAAACGGCAGGGATGTGCCGGGAGTAACGTTAAGGCAAGGCGAATGTCTGGTTATTAAGTAGGTGAAAATATGGGGAAATTAACATTTAGAAAACTAAGAGCCGATGAAATTGATTGCAGGATAGGCATGGTTTCGGAGGGGGGTATCTCCCTGTTGTTATACAAGGATGCCCGGGTGGATCAAAATATTCTTGATGAATCCGTCGGCCCCATGAACTGGCAACGCAGACATAGCAGAGAAAATGCGAATTGTATTGTATCTCTATGGGATGAAGCCAAAGAACAATGGGTTGATAAAGAAGACACTGGCACCGAAAGTAACACAGAAAAAGAAAAAGGGCTTGCGTCAGACAGTTTCAAGCGTGCATGTGTAAATTGGGGAATCGGCCGCGAATTGTATACAGCGCCTTTTATCTGGATCAATAATGGTGATTGCAAAATCAAGGAAACCGGTGAAGTTGTTAGGGGCAAGAAAAAATATACCTGCTCTGATCATTTTAGTGTTTTGGACATCGGCTATGACGAATTTGGAAACATCAATAAATTAAGTGTTAAACATCAACGCAATCACAAAGTGGTGTATCAAATGGGGGTTCGCCAACCAGAAGAAACAGAACCTCCAGCAATACCATCGCTGCCGGCAGCACATGTAAATGCCCTGATATCCGAGTGTAACCGCACAGGAATAAGCAGAAAGAGCGTTTATACAAATTACAGAGCGGAGAATTTTGAACAAATGAGTATAGAGGATTTTAAAAGTGCTATGGAAATTCTCAAAGTCAAACCAAATAAACCCAGCACAGCGCCGCCGGAAGGGGCAGAAGATGGATTGCCATGGAGCCAAGGAAGTGAAATAAATGGATCGTAAAAAAGCAACGTTTCTTGGGGTGACACAAAACTATAAGAATCAGAAAATACAACTCACATTTGAATTTGAGGACGATGTGCGAAGCTGCATAGACGAAATGCAGGACATTCCGCTGGCGATCACTGTCAAGAAATTCAGAACCAAACGGAGCCTTGACGCAAATGCATATTACTGGCAGTTGCTCACCAAACTGGCGGACAGACTAAAGATATCCAATCCATGCATGCACAACATCCTATTACGGCGATACGGGCAGTTGGAGGAGATAGGCGGTAAAATTGCCTACGTAATAATTCCAGACAGCGAGGACAGTGAAAACAAAGCCCTCGAAGCAGAAACTTTTCACATCAAGCCAACCACGGAAATCAATACCGGAGTGGACGGCACGACGTACCGGACATACAAGATGCTTCGCGGCTCCAGCACTTATGACACTAAGGAAATGAGCCGGTTGATCGAGGGGCTGGTGGCCGAATGCAGGGAGCAGGGAATCGACACGCTGCCGCCGGAAGAGTTTAATCGCATGATGGATTTGTATGATCAAAATTGGAGGAAAAAACATGAATAGTATTTTGCAGAATGAAAAGAAATGCTATGTGTGCGGTACGGTTTGTTGTTTAGAAGGTCATCATATCTTTTTCGGCACAGCCAACCGGAAAAAGTCTGAAAAGCATGGCCTCAAAGTATGGCTATGTCGCAAACATCATACCGGTAGCAGCATTGCCGTCCATCACAATCAAGGGTTGGATTTGATGTTAAAGCGCAAAGCACAGGAGCATTTTGAAGCACACTGCGGGAGCCGTGAAGACTTCCGGCGGGAGTTTGGTAAATCGTATCTGGAATGAAAGAGGGAATTGCATGGAAAAGAAGAAGCGTCTTATATTGCTGGACACTTACATTTTTGGTAATGATCACAGCGTGATGGTCGAAACGGAGCATACAGTCGAAGAAATAAAAAACGATTGGGGGTTAAGGGAAAGGCTGATTAACGAAGGTTTAGCAAGAGCGTCTTATCCCCAAGATTATGAACCGAGAGAATTGTCAGATTGAAGCTGGGGAAAGGAATGGAAGAAATTGGAGAGGATTATACAGTGTCACAAGTGTGGCAAACAGGCCAAAAGAACGGGTGAATATTGGCAAGAAGGGTTAGGGGTTATCGAGTATTCGGATGAATGCCCATATTGCGGATATTGGGAGGAGTATGCTTACGGGCAATACAGGGGAACCGATTGGCCAGAAGGGTAAATCATTATGTGTGAGACATTAGGGGTTGATGGATGGTGCAAAATGTGTCAAGGGAGCGAAGAAAAAGACGGGGAACTGATATGTCAAGACAGCGAGGGTGTATTTTACGGTCTGCCGGTTGATAATGTGTTATGCACTCCCTGCCGGAAACGAATTAAAGTTAGTACAGAAAGGAAGACGAAACAATGATGCACTTAACAGGATCGTATTATATCGACACCAGCGGCACCGGCTACACGCTCACAGTGGCCGGTAAGCCGGATAAAAACGGCAACCCTACATATCGGCCGGTTGGGTATTATACCAGCCTAGAAACGGCGATAGAAGGTTGCATCAACCGCACAACCTCTGAACGGATTGCGGAGGGTATGCACAGTCTGGAAGAGGGATTGGCGATCATTAGGGAAGAACGATCGAAGTTTGCGGCGCTGTTGCGCAAGGCAGAGGGATATGGTGAAGAAAAAAATAAAGATTGATGGAGGTGGATAAAATAAATGAACCGGAGGCAGCGGAAAAAGAAACATAAAAATACAACATTTGATGAAGCTTTGGGTATTTCTGTTGAAACATATAAAGCCCGTAAAGAGATGGAACGGCGGTGGCATGAATATTGTATTTACACAAAACGCAATGCCGAAAGCGATAGCGCGTTCCTTGATATATTTGAATAGAAATGGAGACAGAAGGTATGGACGACGAATTATTATTAATAATCGCAGGGCACTTAGAGGAATATTGTGATTGCGTACACTGTTCCGGATGTAAGTTGGTAGATATATGCACTGCGCTAGACCGCGCAAACGGAAACGTATACACATTGCCGGATCGGTTTAGAAAATTGGTGGAGGATTGATTTTACAAAGGTATTTGTTCGGCTGTTGTGTCACGACTTCACGCCGTTGGTACTGCCGCCTCTGGCCTAATGTCAGGGGCGGGGAAAGGAGAATATATTGGGCAAAATGAGCAAAGAAAAAGGAAAGAGGGCAGAAAGGGAACTCGCTGGCACATTAAGGGGATACGGCTACGATTGCCATCGTGGGCAGCAATACAATGGAGCTGACGGATCAGCGGATGTTGTAGGACTGCCGGGAATACATATCGAATGCAAGCGGGTGGAAAAGCTGAACCTGTACGATGCGATGGCTCAAGCGATTGAGGGCGGCACGAAACCACTGCCTTTTGAGGGAGACAGGCTTCCGGCGGTATTTCATCGAAAAAATAACCATAGTTGGTTGGTGACGATGCGGCTGGAGGATTGGATTAAAATATACAAGGAATGCGAGGCGGGCAGGGAACCGGAAGAAAGTTAATGAGGGGAGGCGGCCGAGATAGAGGGGCACATCAAGATACACAGGAAAATCCTTGAATGGGAATGGTACTCTAATCTGAATACCTGCCGAGTGTTTTTTCACATGTTGCTAAAGGCTAACTGGAAAGAGGGAAGATTTCAAGGCCATTTGATCGAAAGAGGTTCTTTTGTATCATCCCTTCCCAAAATTGCCGAAGAAACAGGGCTAACAATTAATGAGGCTAGAGGAACCATAAAAAACTTAAAATTAACGGGCGAAATCACAGTCACATCACATTCAAAATACAGCGTATTTACAATAAAAAACTATGATTTCTATCAAGACGTTAACGTACAGAACCACAGTCAGACCACAGACACTTCACAGGCAGACCACAGGCAGACCACATTCACTTCACATTCTGTTGACATTCTGTTAACAACAATAGAAGAAGTAGAAGAAGAGAAAGAAGTAGAAGAAGGGAAGAAAGAAAGAAGGGAAGAAAAAGACTATAGTGTCATAGATGCCACTTGTCAGACTGATGTCCGACGAATCGTTGACGCTTGGAACCAGTGCGGAGCCGTGGAAGTAAAAACGCTATCCACCACCAGCAAGCGCTATCAAATGCTGAAAGCCAGAATTAAGGAGTACGGAGTTGATCAAGTGTTAGAAGCCATTGGAATGATCAAAAACAGACCATTTCTGTTAGGGCAAAATAAAAATGGTTGGATGATAAGCTTTGAATGGTTTGTTAAGCCCAATAACTTCCCGAAGGTGCTGGAAGGTAATTATCAGGATCATAACCGAGGGAAAGTCGATGGTGGCTATAACGAAATGTTGAAAGGATGGGCAGAAAGTGAATAGAGAGGAGTTTGCTACTGTAGCATCTGCGTTACATAGCGCCTACGGAAAAAGCAACATCATGCCAGATGAATCCGCGCTGAATCTGTGGTACGGCATGTTGAAAGACATTGACTATGCAGTTTGCAGAAACGCAATAACGCAGTTGATCAGCCAAAACAAATTTTCCCCAACGATTGCGGAGATTAGGGAAAAGTGCGCAACGATCACCGCGGAGCGTCTGCCGGAATGGGATGAAGCCTGGGGTATGGTGCTGATGGCGATAAGAAAACATGGCTACATGCGTGAGCTGGACGCCCTTGAGAGCCTACCAGATGCCGTCAGAGGGATTGTGAAGCGAATGGGCTATCAAAATATCTGCCAGAGTGAAAACATCAGCGTGGAGCGTGCCAATTTTAGAGAGGCGTACAAGGGGCAGATCAATTTGATAAAACAACAGAACGTACTTCCCGGGGCAGTACGAAACGAACAGGCAGAGCTAATAAGGCAATGCGCCGAACGTTTGTCCATAAGTGCAGACAGCACAAAATTACAGGAGGAAAAATAATGGGACATCCGAAGCAAAGAATATTAGACCTCGTGCCGCAGATGACAGAGCTTTTTAAGCAGGGCGAAGATATATACACCATAGCCCGTCATCCGAACGTAAGGTACGAGACAGTGGCGCGCTATCTGGAAAGATGCGGATTAATCGCAGAACAGCGCATGAACAGCCGGAGACAGCGAGAAGAGCGGATGGAGAACGAAGCCATAACCAAGGCAGACATAGCGAGGTTACGCTCCTGCATCCGCGTAGGCGACACGGTGCCGGTGGTGATGGAAGTGGCAGACCGTGAGAGCGCCAACCTTGCACCGATTGAGATTTGCAGGGAAATGTATGTCACGAAGATTTTAGACAGCGGCAGGGGCGTTCTGGTTAGCGAGGCCATGGGCGAACGGTCTGTAAGGATGGTAACGTATGTGGATATTTTACAAGAATTGGAGGGAGTAAGGTATGAAAAACATATTATTTAATGCCAGGCGCAAAGATACGGGCGAGATGGTGCAGGGTTCCGTGGTTAAGTACGGGCCGGACGAAGGGAAATACTATATTGTTCCTTCATACGCGTCTGCCCTGTATGGGTTTGAGGTGGAACCGGAAACTATACGCCATTTCGCCGAATCACATGATAGGGGATGGATACCAGTCGGGGAGCGGCTGCCGGAGAACGAAAAAGAGGTTGAGGTTAGCATCGAACGCCGCCTGGAGAATGGCACGCGGAGACTTACGTGTAGAGCCATTTACGAAGACGGGACTATCTGGTCGGAAAGCAGCCGTTTCAGCTGGAATGACTTTGACGGCCTTGACAGTGATCTTGAATACAGCAAGGAGCTTGACGACTGGAAGGTACCCCAAGGATGGTTTGAGGCTGCTACTTATGCGGAGGAATTTGCGGCGATAGGCGATTTTGTTGTAGCATGGCGGCCGCTGCCGGAACCGTACCAACCACCGGAAGAAAGAGAGGTAGAGAATGCTGACATTGACAATTAAAAAGAAATGGTTTGACATGATTCTTTCCGGCGAAAAGACAGAGGAATACAGAGAGATCAAGCCGTACTATGATACCCGGTTCATGAACTGGCTGGGCTTTCACAAGAAAGAAACGGAAGATGTTAAGGAACTGCTTAGAAAGCAAGAGACTTTGAAAAGCCATAGAATCAAGTTCCGTAATGGGTATTCCAAAGAATCACCTTGTATCATAGCTGATTGTTCCTTGTCTATAAAAACAGGCAAAGAAGAGTGGGGAGCAGAGCAGGGTGTAGAATATTATGTTTTATCTATTCGAAAAGTATGGTGAAAGATGACAGGAGGTGCGGAAATGAGACAATACTGCCGGTACTGTTCCTACCTTGTCACCGGGAACGGTATCTACTGCAACGAAAAGAAAAAGACAATGAGCGAGGCAAGCGCGAAGTCAGTCAATCACTGTAAGTTATTTGACCTTAACCCGATGGATGCGTTTGATTTGGACAAGGTGTATAAGCCGCGGGAAGTGAAGCAGCGACAGTGCGACGGGTGTGATGGACAGATTGAAATGTTTGGGTGAATTAAAATTATCCGGCGGTAGTCGGGGAAGGGAGGAATATGGAGGAATTAATAAAAAACATAAAGGAAATGGGATTAGATTGGTTCATTGCATCACTTCAATCTTGGGACCTCGAAACAGAAATAGATATAAATGAGGTAATTGACGATTTGAACGAATATCTATCTGATGAAAGAAGTTATGCGCCAAATTAAAATTAGATTGATCAGAAAGGCGGTGAGGATATCAAGCATGGACTTGGAGAAGAAAGCAATTGAAAGAATACAGATAGCCAGTGACATGAGCTTGCACCATTACGGGCAGCCGTTGGTGTGTACATATTCAGGTGGGAAAGACAGTGATGTAATGCTGGAATTATTCAAGCGTTCGGGCGTGCCGTTCGAGGTTCACAATAGCCACACGACAGTTGACGCACCACCGACAGTATATCATATTCGAAAAAAGTTTAGAGAACTGGAATTACAAGGAATTCCGGCGAATATAGAAATGCCTACATTTCAAGGTAAGCGGGTGACTATGTGGACATTGATACCAAAAAAAGCGATGCCGCCAACAAGATTAGCACGTTACTGTTGTTCAGTTTTGAAGGAAACTGGATGCGCTAACCGCTTCATTGCTACGGGTGTTCGATGGGATGAAAGTAATGCAAGAGCAGATAGAGCGGCCTATGAAACTATTGCTTCATCCAAAAAAATAAGACAGCGATCTCTGATGAAATTATGTTAATGAACGATAATTCAGATAAACGGAAATTAACAGAACATTGCATGAAAAAAAACAAGATGGTTGTTAATCCGATTATAGATTGGACGCACCGCGATATATGGGATTTTATCAGGTCAGAACAGGTGGAATACAACGAATTGTATGATCGCGGATATAGGCGGGTTGGCTGTATAGGATGCCCTATGGCGAACAAGGGACGATGGAAGGAATTTGCAGACTTTCCAACTTATCAAAGAGCATATATCAGGGCATTTGACGAAATGTTAAAACGATTGAATGAGCGATGGAAAGAGCAGCCTCCCAGCTGGAAAAATGGTCATGAAGTGTTTTTGTGGTGGATGCAGGATAAAAACGTGGAGGGCCAAATGAGCATTGCCGACTTTGCAGAAGAATCAGAATGGTAATTAGGATGGACAAATAAAGAAAAGGGGAAAAGAGGTTTGCTGGCCAGCACGAAAGAACGTTCTTTACTCCCGACGAAAAAATGAATGTGTTGAGTTTGTTTGACGGAATTAGTTGTGGGCGCGTTGCCCTTGATAGAGCAGGTATTGACATTGATAGATACTTTGCAAGCGAAATTGATAAATATGCCATTATGGTAGCACAAAAGAACTATCCTGACACTATTCACATCGGTGATGTGTTAGGAGTTAAGTATAAAAATGGATGCCTATACACGGACAAGGGGGCAACTAAAACGGATATAGACTTGCTCATAGGAGGCAGTCCTTGCCAGGGATTCAGTTTTGCTGGGAAGCAACTAAACTTTGAAGATCCCAGAAGTAAGTTATTTTTTGAGTTTGTAAGAATTCTGCACGAGGTGAAACCAAAATACTTCTTGCTGGAAAACGTCAAAATGAAAAAGGAATATCAGGACGTAATAACAAGTTATTTAGGCGTAGAACCAATGGAAAGCAACTCTAGTTTATTGTCTGCCCAGAAAAGAAAGCGACTCTATTGGACTAATATACCGGGGGTGGGACAACCGGAGGACAAAGGGATATTATTAAAAGATATAGTCCATGAATATCGTAACGATAATATTGATCTAAATCCCTACATAGTACCTTTTGACAAAACACTTAAGATTATTACCGAAGAAGTCAAAAAGGGGAAAATAGGATATTTCAGAAAAGACAGTCAAGAAAATCGAGTGTATTCGATTCACGGAAAAGCGGTTACTTTATGCGGGGAAGGTGGCGGAGGCGCTGCTAAAATGGGGCAATATCTGTTCGGGTGTATTACGCCAGACCGAATTAATAAGAGACAAAACGGACAACGGTTCAGTGATGGGCACAAATTCTACACTCTAACAGCACAAGATAGACACGGAGTGTTGGTTGATGGATACATACGAAAGCTGACACCTGTCGAATGTGAGAGATTACAAACTTTGCCGGATGGTTATACCGAAGGGATTACCGGGCCGCAGCGGTACAAATGTCTTGGAAATGGATGGACAGTAGATGTAATTGCACACATCTTAAGTTATTTGAAATAGTTTTTGGGAGAATAGGCGGGGTGAAAAAAATGTACTCACACGAAATACAAGCGTTGCTTGACCGCAACAACCACACCATCAGCTCCACAATCTACCGCGACATCGTGATCAGTTCCCGCCAGATCGACCACGTGAAGTATGAGCCTTACGGGGAGTATTTCCAAGCGTGGACGGACGACGGGTATAGATGGGAGTTCAAGGTGGTGCCGGCGGGGCAGCCATCGAAAGGAGAAAAATGAGCATAACAGGAAGTCAGATAGCCGGAGGAAATACGGCATACAAGAGGGTTGAATCGGATTATTACCCAACCCCACCAGAAGCAACCAAGGCGCTGCTAAATTTTTTGAAATTACCAGCCGAAACAGTAATATGGGAACCGGCCTGTGGACAGGGGCATATGGCCAAGGTGATGGAAGAATACGGCTATAAGGTGACAGGGAGCGATATCCAAGCCGACGAGGACTATCTAAAGATCCCCGCGAAAGAATGCGACTGGATAATCACAAACCCGCCGTTTTCGGTGTCACAGGAATTTATCGAACGGAGCATACAACACGAGAAGCCGTTTGCGTTATTGTTAAAATCACAGTACTGGCACGTGAAAAAACGCCTTGAATTGTTTCGCGGCTTCCCACCAACCTACATACTGCCACTGACATGGAGACCTGATTTTTTATTTGGTAAGAGGGGATCCGGATCGCCGCTTATGGATGTAATGTGGGTTGTCTGGACTGGCAATGAATCGGCGAGTACGCTTTACGTTCCACTTGAAAAACCGGAAAACAAAATTATGTAAAGGAGCACAATCATGAAACCAGGGGATAAAGTTACCATGAACAACAAGTATTACGTCAATGAAAAAAACAAGGGAAGGGAGTTTATTGTTACAGCAGGACCGCAGATGGTATACGGCAAGGAATGTGTTTGGTTGGATGGCTACAGCGGGTGCTATGCGGCTGACGGGCTTACTGCGAAAATGAAGCCATATACCCGAGAAGAATTAGGCGATTACTTGTGCGAAAACTATTGCGCCAACACAGAATATGGAAAACGTGCATTTACCGCAACTCCTGACGGCCCTTGCATGTGTGAGGGGCGCTGGTGTGATGAAAACTATGAAACATACCTGGACGCTGTGGAGCACGGCGGAGAGGATTACGTAAGTGAGGATTGATTGAATTAATTCTTAATGGAGGTGTGGAAGATGAAGATTAAGCCAATCTTTGCTTGGTATGATTTTTGGATTGGAGTTTTTTATGATAGACAAAAGAAGAATATTTATATATTTCTGCTTCCCATGTTCGGATTTAAGATTACTCTATAAATTTAGTTTAAAGGAGGTATTTGCATGGAGTGGGAAGAGGTAAATACGCAGCAAGACAACTGGAAGAAACAATGGGATTTGACAGCATATTATGGCGAACACGTAGTAGGCAGCATTGTTTTGGACGACGATGGTGAGGGCGAGTTTTACTCTGTAATAGACGGAGATGTTGAATTTATACCCGCGTCAGACTTAGAGAAAGCGAAAAGGATATTCTATGAAAGCCTTGATTGTTTCTTTGAGGGTGAAATCAATTATTATAACGAGCTGAGAGAAATGCTTGGTAGAATAAATTAAGCTTAACGGAGGTGAAGACAATGGACAGGTACACAGCGATAGATAAGGAATATATAACCTATCGTGAAGCCAAGGACAAAGGCTGGAATGAATACGCCTGCCGCGAAGAAGAATTGAAGCGGCGGTTAAAGCTTTACGAGGATACCGGACTGGAGCCGGAAGAGGTGACGCGGCAGGTGGAAGCGCTTAGATTGATTGATGCAGATAAGCTAATTGCAAAGCTAGAGGAGCATGCAAAAGGGTGTCAATACGATTCCAACCGAGCGAATAATAAAGCGGAAAAAGACATGTACTTAAATAGACACACTGGTTTTATGCAAGCTATTTGCATAGTAATGAATATGCCGCTGGCAGAAAAGGAGTAAACGAATGCATATAAGTGAATTAGATTTATCAACAAGAACATACAACGTGCTGTTAAGGGCGGGAATTGAATCAATTGAGGAACTTGACGGTATACCCGGCTCTGATGTGTTGAAGATAAGAAATTTCAACGAAAAGTGTTTACAGGATGTGAAAAAGAAGCTAAGGAAATTTAAAACAGGTAAGCACTGGGAATGTAAATACTGTGATTACACAAGAGGCGTACCTTATGCCGATGAACCGGACTTTATAGTATGCGGTAGATGCGGTGCTGAATGGGAGGGTTGCAAGATACTGGTTCCCATCCCGATGGAGAATGACTAACTCAAAGAATGGAGGTGTAAAAATGAGAAAGATAAAGTTTCACATCAGCATTGGTCTGGCTGGTGCTGAGCAGGAAGAAATAGTGGAATTTGAGGATGATGTGACTGGCGAAGAAATAGAAGATTCTTTTCAAGATTGGAAATCGGATTATATTGATGCAGGCTGGTGGGATGTAGATCAATTTCGGGAGGTGTGAGAAATGGTTTTGCTAACAGAAAAAGAAGCAGAGGAATTAGAACGCTTTCGCAAAAGGCGGCAGCATTTCGGCGGTGATCTGGAAATTGCTAATATCCACAACCTGCCAAGCTCTTTCCCGGAAATGTATAAAAGGGTTTTTGAAACGGATTCCACGGAAAATTGCCTTTTCGGGCGGCCTTGGTATTCCGACAAAAAAGATGATGTGATCAAGCTTTATGAAACGGCGTTGTCTGAGGGTTATGTGGTAGGGGAAAATTAATTTTAAGGAGGGATAGGATGCTTGAATCAATGGAGTATTTGGAAAAGGCAATAGCCAATTGCAAAACGGTTTCACCATATCTATCAGAGGCTATTGCTGTGACAAAAAGAAATCACGAACTATGCGGGAAAATAAGTTGGTGGAAAGAAGGTCTTTGGGAACTGATTGAAGAATTTCTAAACAGCAGTCCGCAGGATGTGGATTCAGAGTTATTCATTCAAGGGTGCGCCTTGTTGGGTGATTAATTAATTTTTAATGAATTAATGTGCATTATTGCAGAAAGGAGCAATATGAAAATAAAAAGAAAAAACTGGTTCCAACAATTGTTTTGCAAACATGATTATCAGTGGTTCCAAAAGCCTTCAAATCAGATTGGGGCAAGGGAGTTTTTCAGAAAAACAAATGAGATATGCCAAGATAACGACTGCCATGTATGTCCAATATGCGAGCATTGCAGTGACGGCATATTTATAAGTGCAGACGATGCCGAGGGGCTGGTGGCGATTGTAGAGGGATACCAGAACGGGAGGTGAAGAAGATGAAAAAAATCTTGATTCTGTTAAACATTATCTCGCTATGTGGCATATTTTATTTGCAGAAATGGAATGTAATACCGTATGTATGTGTATCACTACTTGCAATTGCAGTTTCTGGAGATTAGAGGAGGTGATAACATGGCGCATCATTACAAAAGCCACTGTAAGCAGTGCTACGCTTATAAGCATTGCAGTAAGGTAGAAGAGAGAATGGCCTATGTTGCATGGTGGAACAAGAACGGCCAGCCTATAGGAATGGGAAATCATGATTGTTTTGCATCACCGGAAGAATTCGAAAAAGACTTAAAAAACAAACAGAATATTAGAATCTCGTATTGTAAAAAATGGAGGGATTAGAATGGGACGAAGCGTTGAGGTTAAAAGTTATGACTATGAGCAGTTGGTAAAGGAGATTAAGGCATATTACAAAACTACTGATAGTGCCCTGATCGAAAAGATATTGCTTGCTGGTGGCGATAAGATAGGAGACAGATATATAATCCTAAACAATGAATTTTGGGAGACTTATGATAGTTATTATAATGTGACATCAGTACTGGACGAATATTTGGGCAATGAAGAATTGGACGACGTATTTGGCAATGTATTCTGCACGTGGGATGAAAAAGCTGATTGCCGCAATGTCGCACCGAGCGCGAGTAAGGAGGAAATATATCAAGCTTGCAAACTTGGCGAGTATGCAGAAAATTAATTTTCACAGGAGGACTCAAAATGAACAAAAGAGTGCGTGACTTGAATTGGGATGATTACGGCATCTCAAAGGACAGATACGACGAACTTAGAGCATTCTGCCGGCAATATGAGGAAAAGAAGAAAAAAATAAAATACGGACTCCCGGCCGTAAAGTTTGACGGGATGCCGCGGGGAACCGGTGTGAGCAATCAGACAGAGGGGGCGGCCATCCAGAACGAAGAACTGCGAAGAGACTGCCAGCTAATAGAAGAGGCGGCAATCCGCGCGAATCCAAGCATATACAGACATATTTTAAGGAGTGTGACCAAGAACATACCGTATGAGATGGTTGAATACGATCACGAATACGGACGGATACCGGTGGGGAAGACGGATTTCAACGGATATCGCCGATTATTTTACTTTAATTTGCATCTTTTGAAAAATGGGTTCAAATTGAGCGACATAATGTGATATAACTGTATTATCGATATTCGGGAACAATATTAACTCCCTGATAATGTTCCCAAATTTCCGGTCCTCCTCTCCAATTTTATATACGGCTTCCGGGTGTCACAGCCCGGTCGCTGATTGTTTCATGACACTCTCCTTTAGAAGAGGCATTTGCTGCTTAGCGCGGTAAGTGTCTCTTTTTGCGAGGGGAAAATAGGTGGGTATCCTCTGACGAGGTAGGCAAGCGGCGCGAGGGGATAAGCGCAAATAATTATATACGGAATAGGTGATGATGAATATGGCCTTGACTGAAAAACAAAAGCGATTCATTGATTTCTATGTTGAGACTGGCAATCAGACCGAAGCGGCGCGTCTCGCCGGTTACAAACAACCTCATGTTCAAGGTGCTCAAAACTATGAAAAACTTAGAGTTCACATAGAGGAACGCAACAAAGCCTTAGAGAGCCAAAGAATCGCCAACATGACAGAGGTGAAAAAGTTTTGGAGTGCCGTGCTTCGGGATGAAGACGAAAATGTTCGCGACAGACTGAAAGCCTCTGAATATATAGCTAAGACCAATGCGGCATTCACTGACAAGGTGGAGCATAGCGGCGATCTTGAGTTCAACATAAAAATAGATTATGGTGATGTGGATGGAGAAGACAATACAATTTAATCCCGTGTTTAAGCCCCTGCATAGCTCGAAACACAGATATGTTGTTATGAAGGGATCGGCTGGGTCGGGCAAGTCTGTAGATGCTGCACAATCATATATTCTGCGCTTAATGAAAGACAGGGGGCGCAATTTATTATGCGTGCGAAAGTCGGAAGTGACCAACCGCGACAGCACATTCGCCGAACTCATAGGGGCGATCAATCGCATGGGGCTTGGAAGTCATTTTGCTGCTACGGTTAATCCTCTAAGTATAACATGCGCGAACGGAAACAAAGTTATATTCCGGGGCGTTAATGATGAAAAGCAAAGGGAAAAGCTGAAATCTATTACTTTTGATAAGGGCAAACTGACTGATGTTTGGATTGAAGAGGCGACAGAGCTTACCCAAAGCGATTTTGAGATTATAGACGACCGTTTGCGTGGCGAATTACCGCCAGGACAATTCTACCAGATAAAAATGACATTCAACCCGGTCAATGTGTCTCACTGGATTAAGAAATCATTTTTTGATATATCTGACCCAAACGTATTAACCCATCATAGCACATATTTAAATAACCGCTTTGTGGACGAAGCCTATAAACAGCGTATGTTACGCCGCAAAGAAGTCGATCCGGATGGTTATCGCATATATGGTTTGGGTGAGTGGGGAGAGCTTGGTGGCCTTATTCTAACTAATTGGGAAGTGAAAAACGTTTCGCAGGATTTGCAATATTATGACAGCGTTTCTATTGGGCACGATTTCGGGTTCAACCATGCTGATGCTATTTTGCCATTGGGTTTCAAAGACGGAAATATCTACATCCTGAAAGAAATATATGTTCACGAAAAAGATACAAACGAGATAATCCAATTGGCTAACGGCATTATTCCCAATAATAAAATGATGTATTGCGACAGCGCGGAGCCTGACCGCATAAAAATGTGGAAAACGGCAGGATATTGGGCTTACCCGGTTGAAAAGGAGCAAGGCAGTGTAAAGGCTCAAATTGACTGGTTAAAACAACGAAAGATATTTGTTGATCCGTCATGCACAAATACCATACGGGAACTCAATCAGTGGAAGTGGAAGAAAGATGAAAAACAAAACATCTATCTCGACCAGCCGGTTGAGATATTTGATGATGCAATGGCTGCGCTTAGATATGGAATCGAAGGACAAAGAAAATCTCGCAAATGGTTAAGTGCATAAAACACGAACAAATACAGAGGTGGTGACAAGTTGACCGAAACAGATTTGATAAACGCAAGGATTCGCTTCTATGGACGCGGTCGAACCAATAAAGATATCACGCGCATCATTCTCAACGAATGGCGCAACGGCGAAGATGCGCAGATCATTAAGGATATGCTTGACGCGGAAAAGTACTTCCTTGTCGAGAACACAACCATAGCCATGAAGCGGCGCGATCTGCCCGGATACGGTGAGAACAAAACCCTGTCGAACGCCAAAATACCATCGGCATTTTTGAATGAGAGCGTTACCGAAAAAAGCAATTACGCCCTGGGGAAGCCGTTCGCCATCAGCGTAGAAAGTCCGCTTCCGGAAACAATCGACGAAACCGGCAATCCGGTTGAAGATCCCCAAAAAGTAATCTACCAGGAAGAGTGGACAAAGTATCTTACGTCTGAACGTAGAAAAACAATCAGAAGGATAGGCAAACAGGGAGCCATTAACAAAGGTATTGGATTCGCTTATGTCTCCATCGACCAGACCGGCGATCTCGCTATACAACACATGGAATCTGAACAGATGTATCCGGAGTGGTCGGATAATGAGCACACCATACTTGATGTCATGGTTAGGGATTACATAGAAGTCCATTACATTAACGGGAATCGCGAGGATGTCAACAAAGTTGAGTTTTGGGACAAGGAAATAGTCGAGAGGTATATCGACAAGGGACAAGGCGCATTAATACCAGACTCGGATAACCCCGGGCCGACGGCACACATGGACCAGGAAGGCATAGGGATATCGTGGGGGAAAGCCCCGTTCATTGCATTCAAGGGTAATGAGGATGAATTGCCGGCACTCAATCCAATCAGAGAGCTTATAGACAGCTATGACAAGCTACAGAGCAAGATGGTGGATTCCATCATGGATGCCCTGGAGCCGGTTCTCGCGCTTGAAGGATATTCGCCGGAGCTGGGTGACTTGATCGCACAACGGGCAATTATGCAGAACTCACGCATTGTAGCTCCCGGAGTGGGCGGCAAGGCTTATTATGTGCAGGCCAGTCCGGAGATTATAGCTACGGAAACCGCACTCAAAATTATAGAGAAAAACATCCGCAAGGCTGCGCAAATGATTATGACTACCGACAGCGACACATCGAGTGACACATCGGGAATTGCGCTTAAGTTCCGCTTCCAGGGACTTGACACTTACACAGACGGGTTGGAGGCAGAATTTGAAGTATTCATGCAACAGCTCAAATACTTTTTCGATATCTGGTTAGAATTTAAGGGCGTTGGCACAGCCAAGCAGTGGTCGCAATATAAGCTAATCGCTACACTCAATCGTGATATGATGGTGAACGAATCAGAGGCCATCGAGGATACGGTCAAGCTTGCGGCAACTGGTGTATCTCAAGAAACGCTCGATAACTGGAATCCGGCGACAGAATCGCATGAGATCGAGCAGCAGCGGCGCGAACGCGAAGCCAAGGCCGCTTTGTCCGACATGAGTGCAGAGCGGGAACTTGCAAGGCTACGGGAAGAAAATGAGAGGTTGACACAGGAGGGAGATAACGATGAACGAGCATGACCTAATCAGATTTATGGGGAGATTCCCGGACGCAATAAACCAGCCTCCATGGGTGGCAAAGAAATGGAAGTGTAGCTTGTGCGGCGATATTGTTAAACATGAACACGCGATAGAAAATCCCGCGCCATGCAAAATATGTGGTTCGATAGGATTTGAACCGTTAGAGCGGGAGGGTGAGGGAGAATGACATATTTACTTTACAAAATCTATTACGGCGATTGGGTAGCCTATTTAGGACGAACAAAACAGCCGCTTCAAACTCGTTTGCGCGGTCATTTCTTCAACAAGCCAATGCACAAGAAAATTGACATTGAGGACGCAACGCGGATTGAATATGCAGAATGCAAAACCATAGCGGATATGTACCTTTACGAAATCTATTATATAAACCTTTTGACCCCGCCTATTAACTGCGACGACAAGGCGTCTGACGGATTAACAGTTTCATTGCCAGAATTGGACTGGAAACCGTATGATTGCCCATTGATGGACAAATGGAAAGCCGAACTGGCGGGGCGTGAGATACAGCACAGAGTTGCCCGACAAAAAGAAATAGATAATTTTAATTTGCGCCGCGAATTAAGAAAGCGCCATGCAGACGGTGAACTATCGGATGATGAATACGAAGAGCGGCTTGAGGCAATAGGTTTTTAGCCGTTTTCCTCTTTAGCCTTCGTCCTCCGGCGGGATTATACTTGAAAGGATGGGGAGAATGAAGCTATATCTATTATCGCAGGACGTAAATGACGATTACGACACATACGATTCTTGCGTTGTAGCCGCAGAAAACGAAGAAGAAGCAAAAATGATGCACCCGGCAGGCGAGAACAGAAATATGCATTCTGTTTTTACATGGTGCAATATGCCGGATGCAGTCCGATGCAAGTATATCGGAGAAGCTGCGGAGAATATAGAAAAAGGCGTAATTTGCGCAAGCTTTAACGCGGCGTAAGTTTGAAAGGCGGTGATGCTTCATTTCCATACTTAGCAAACCAAAAGAGGCACAGGAACGCTATTGGTCGCAGAGAGCAGAGAGAGTTATACTGGCTTCGGAAAAGACCGCCGAGGAAATGACTACCGATCTCGCAAAGACATACAAAGAAGCGCAAAAGGCCATACAGAAAGAAATTGAAAGCTTTTACGGAAAATATTCACGCGATACCGGCGTGACATTGGAAGAGGCCCGCCAAGCCCTCAGCAAATCAGAGATGAAATCCTATCTTGAACAGACACAGGAATACTATGATGCAATCAAGGAGACGGGATATGCATTCGATCCGGCATACCGGCAGAAACTACACCGGCGGCTGTCCTTGAAATCCGCGGTGAGCCGTCTGGAGGCGCTACAGGACGACATACAATTCCAAATTGAGAAATTGTATGCACAGGAGCAGGACACGTTCAGAGAGGGTTTGGGTGTCGCATACGAGGATGCGTACTATCGGACGATCTTCAACATCCAGCAAGGATTAGGCTTCGGTTCTCCATTTTCTTCGCTGAATACGAAAACGATAGAAAAAGCCGTATCGCAGAAGTGGTTGGGCGAAAACTATTCAGACCGCATTTGGACGGACAAAGACCGGCTGACTATTGCGATGGGGCAGATCATACCGCGCGGAATTGCGCTTGGTAATAATCCCCGTATCATTGGCAATGATGTAGCCGATCAGTTAGGTGTTCGGCGGTCCTATGGTGAGCGATTGGCGAGAACAGAAACAAATTTTATCGCCAATGCCGCAACGTACGACACTTACGAAGAAGCCGATATTGAGCGATATCAATTTTTGGCCACACTTGACAATCGAACATCGGATATCTGTCAGAACCTTGATTTGAAGATATTCAATTTGTCGGAAAAGATAGTGGGAGTAACTTACCCGCCCACACATCCGAATTGCCGGAGCACCACAGTCGCGTACTGGCCTCCCGATGAGATCGACGCTATGTTTGATGATGTGGCAACACGAATTGCCCGCGATCCCCTCACTGGAAAAAATTATTATGTAAGCGCAGATTTAAGTTATGCAGAATGGCGCAAGAGTTTAACAGAGGAGCAGGGAAAAGCTTTCATGTCTGCACAAAAGCGCGAAAAGAATTACGAGAGCGACAAAGAACAGCTATCAAGCTACAAGCAATTCATCACCGCCGCCAAGAAGGAGCATGGCGCGGATTTAGTTGGCGGTCTGTTTGAGGGGTTCCCAACTACCATAGCAGACTTTCAGGCTATGAAATATCTCGAAACTGATAAATGGGAAATCTTCAAAAATAATCGTAAGCAACTTAGATAGAAGCGTTCAATGAAATATATTATAACCCGCAAAACCTTGTAATCAAGCCATTTTTATGCTATAATTTAATGGTGGGATAGGCCGATCACCGACAAGGACAGTTTCCCGACTGTCTTTCCCACAAACTTTTATAATTGGGATAAAAACTACGGGAGGTTTTATTATGACGGAGCATACCAGGGCAATTGATATTACCGGGCAACGGTTCGGGCGAGCGACAGTTATTAAAAGAGTGCCTAATAAATCAAAGGCAAACAGGTCAGCAAAGTGGTTGTGCAAGTGCGATTGCGGAAATGAATTTGAGACGAGAGGGAACAATCTAAGGAGTGGAGAAACGCAAAGTTGTGGTTGTTACGGAGAAGAACAAAGATTAAAGTCTATAACAACACATGGATTGCGGCACACGAAGCTTCACGAATGTTGGAGCAATATGAAGTGCAGATGTCTCTATCCGAGCCATGCATCATATGAAAGTTACGGGGCGCGTGGCATAACGGTATGTAGGGAATGGTCTGAAAGCTTTCAAACATTTTATGATTGGGCTATGGCTAATGGCTACAAAGATGGATTAACCATTGAGCGCAATAATGTAAATGGAAATTATGAACCAGATAATTGCCGGTGGATAACTTCTCAAGAGCAAATGTTTAATACCAGAATACCTAAAGACAACAAAAGCGGTCATAAGGGCGTTATTTTTAAGCCAGATTCCAATAAATATTATGCTTTTGTTGTTATAAATAGGCGGCAAAAATCTCTTGGCTATTTTGACACCTACGATGAAGCGGTAACGGCAAGGGAAGCCGGTGAAAGAAAGTATTATGTAATTTCGTCCGGCGAATAATCCATATCCAAATAATCAAGCGTCTATCTAAGGATGGGCGCTTTTCTATTGCCAGAAAGGAGTGTTGCCATGAGCCGAGAAGCCGATTTCTCCGAATTGGAGAAGTTTTTCGAGAATTGGACGAATGCTTATAATGATTTCGATACTTTTCTGAAAAACTTCTTGCTTGAACAAGGCCTGCGCGTCATAGCAAAAACAAAACCGCGAACGCCCGTAGACACCGGATCATTACGCAACATGTGGAGCGTTGGGGAAGTAAAAGCTTCAGGACAGAACTTGGAGGTTGAACTTATTAATAGCATGGAATATTCGTCTTTCGTGGAGTTCGGAGCGAGGAATGTCAATGGCTCGTGGCGCGAGGGAAGATTTATGCTCACAATCTCCATGGATGAAGTCAACCGGCAAATGCCGGCGCGTTTCGACAAGGCATTTAAGGCCTATTTGCAGAGCAAGGGAGCAACCTAATATCGTGGCGCAGAATTATGCGCTCAATAAAATATTTTGAAAGAGAGGAGTAAATAATGGCAATACTTGAACCCGTCGTTGGTGGCTGGGATAATTACGCATATGCGCCAAAGGCTGATGATGTGAAAAAGCTTTTTGAGTTGGCGAAGGACAATAATCTGGAGTTTGACCCGAAAGAGTTATATTTGTATTTGATAAACACCGTGTATGCAACTGAATGCAAATGCAAATGTGAAATCGAGGAATAACCCCGCGCCCAGGTGGGCGTTTTATGAAGGCGGTGACAAATGAAACATGACTACCTATGCCCCGATTGCGGAAAGCGAATAGCGACATACAACGGTGATGCCGAGAGCGAAGGTGTTTTCTGTTGGTGCAAATCTTGCCGGGGTGAGAAAGAAATTAAAATTAAAAACAATACCCGCGTTAATAATTGGCCGGTAGAGATTCCAGAACACGTGACGGAATCAGCGAAAACATATTGGGATAGATGTCCACTCTGTCAAGTGATCACAGAATCAACGCACCCGACACTCAAAATGAAGTATCGCTGTGTACCTGGCGGTGTCAGTATTTTTTTGTCATTGTTAGAAATAGCACATCTGAGCAACGAAGAATTTTTAAGAATTATTAATTTAAAAATGGAAGAGGCATGTCACTATTGCCAGTGTGAAAGAGAAGAGGAATAAGAGCCAAAAGGAGAGCCAAAAAGATGAAAGAGTATAAAAGAGTTGAGCAAGTCGTATTCAAAGATATTCCATCTGGAATCTATTGCGATAAATGCGGCAAAACGATAGGAATGGAACAATGCGGGCAGGCGGGAAAGAGATATTACGAGGTAATCACCGGACACAACGATTGGGGTAATAGCAGCCACGAAAGCGTAAAAAATCTTGATTTTTGCTCATACGAATGTTTGACAGAGCATCAAAATGATTACTTTTTAAACGCATCGGGATCAGCGTATTATGAAATAAAGCTAGACTATGCAAAACAATAAAATAATTAGAGCCATAGAGCCATTCATTTCCTAATCGGAGGTGGGTGGCTTTTTTTATTGCAAAAATACGGGCGACGGCCCATAAACGGTAACGCTTTCGAAGCGGATGAAAGGATTTAATATGAGCGAACAGGCACAGGCACCAACAACGCCAGCAGTACCAGTAACACCAGCTACATCAACGGCTCCAGCGCCGGTCACTATGCCCACACAGGCAGCCACAACGCCCGCCACCGCGGCAACGGTGGATATCGAACAACTTACATCACAGGCAGCCGCAAAAGCCACAGAGGCCGCAGAGAAGAAGATGGAAGCTGTTTTTAAATCTATGCTCCAGCAAAACGGAATGGACGCTGATTCAATCAACAAAATGACAGCCGAATGGAAATCCAAGCAGCAGACCCCGGAGCAAGCCATGCAGGAATTAACCGGAACAAACCAGACACTTACCGGACAGGTACAGGATTTACAGCGCCAGATAGCGGCGATTAGCAAAGGCATCCCTACCGACAAAGCCCCGAAATATTTAAAACTGGCCGAAAGCTATCTGGACAAAGACGGTGACTTTGAAAAGGCGCTTGATGCAGCTTTAGTGGATTTTCCAATTCAAACGCAGAGCGCCCTAACACCGGCTCCAGCCCCACAACTTCCCGTAGGCGTGTCAATCTTCCAGCAAGACGGAAGTAGAGGCGGCAGTACAGCAGTAGACCCTAATCTGGCCGCGTTTGCAAAGGGTGCGGGAATTGACGTAGCAAAAATAAAATAACAGGAGTGATTACAAATGGCAAACACAATCGAATTAGTAACAAAATATCAAGCAATAGTCGACCTTATTTATAAGGCCGATAGCATGACCGCCGGAATGGATGCGGCTATTCAGCCCGATTTCACCAACACGCCGGAGGTTAAATACTTACAGGTGTCGACAAAAGGATTCGGAGACTACAACAGAGAAAACGGCTATCCGAGAGGATCGGCAAAAGCTGTATGGAAAAATTTCCTGCTTGAAATTGAGCGCGGTGTCGAGCTTGGAGTAGACCGGATGGATAATGAGGAAACTCTGAATCTGACATTCGGCACCTTGATCGGTAATTTCACCCGCGAACACATGATTCCGGAATTAGATGCATACCGCTTTGCGAAATATGCCGCAAAAGGCGCGGGGAGCGTGGCCGGCGTGCTCGATCGTGACAACATCGTTGACGCAATCGACGAAGGAACCAGAAGTATGAACGCTGGGGAAGTAACCGCCGAGGGCAGACGGCTGTTCATTAATTCAGATTTGCAGCCCGCACTGAATCAGGCTCTTGACAGACGCTGGGGAAGCGACACAACAATTAACACTATCGCAAATCAGTACAATGGCATGCCGATTACTTATGTGCCGCCCGCAAGATTTTATACGTCCATTAACTTGAAGCCCGGCACGGGAACGGATGATTGGGGATTTGTTCCTAATGGAAGCCCCGTAAATTTCATGATCATCCAGCCAAACGCAATTGTGCAGGCTGTAAAACTGGCCGTTCCGAAGCTGTTCGACCCTGATGTGAATCAGGACATGGACGAATGGAAATACCAGTTCCGGCTGTACCATGATTGCTTTGTTTATGATAACAAGCTTACGGGCGTGTATACGCATAACAAGGGATCCATCTAAGGAGGCCGCGTATGATTTTCAAAATAAAGGTTACACAAGGCTACAATGATGCGGAGCTTGATGGATGGGTTAGCAAAGGCGAGGAACTCACCGTATCGAAAGAGCGGGCAATAAAATTACTCAATGCCCATGTCGCTGAAATAATCGACATTGAACCGGAGCAGGGGGAAACCCTTGCTCCTGCTGTTTCAGAAGAATCCACGGATTACAATGACATGGACGACGAAGCGTTGGCTGCCCTTGTCGCCGAAAGGCAAATTGATATCAGTGGGAAGACGCGACGGCAGGTTATCAACGCGCTTCGCAAGGCTGACGAACAAGGTTAAATGCCATAAGGCTTTAACAGCATAGAACGGTATCATGAACCGTAGGCGGGTTACGCTCTCCCGCCTTTTTCTGTGCTTATAACCAGGAGCGGATAAGAAAAGGAGCGATAGTTATGCTATTATGGATTTTTGTTATTCTTCTTATCGGAGGAATAATATATTGGAAATTTATTGATGACAATGGTTTTGCTTTTGCCGCGATGGTAATCGGCGTGGGGGGATTGATGGTCTGTGTTCCGATTGCGATTGGTGCTCATGCTTTGGTTGATGGGGACTTGTTGGAATTTCAAAACTACCGACAATCTATTGAATATAAACTGGACAGCGGTTTGTATGAAGACGAATTTGGAGTAAATGACAAGGAGATCATCAACGAGATCAGATTTTATAATGAATGCGTAATTAACAGACAACGGTATATCGGGAATTTTTGGATAGGGATATTTAATCCTGATGATTTCGCGGAATTAGAAATCATTGATTACGATATTGTTCCCGCCAGAGAATAAAGGACGGTGATACACATGCTGACAGAACTTTCACGACAACAGATAATCAACAAACGACAGGAGCGGGCAGAAAAGAAACCAGAGCCTGAAAAAACGGCTGCGAAAAAATCGAAGAAGGAAAGCATATTTGCGCCGGAAAGCGAGGCGGTGACGGATGAATTGTAAATATTGTTCAAAATCAATTGGCATTGGCGTGGATATTAAAATTAATAAAGGCGCAGCGGATGGTAGTTGTCCGCAAATCGCAGTGGTTCATCAGGCAAAAAATGATACACCGGGCATTGTTCTGATTAAAGATCACATGGCAAACGGATATTTTGAAATCAATTACTGTCCTATATGCGGCAGGAAATTGACAAAGGATGAGGTGGCGGATGAACCTACTTGACATCATAAAAACCCTGCTGGGGATAACGGACACTTCAAAGGACGCGATTCTGACGCTGTATATCGGCATCGTAACGCAAAACATACTAAACACCACCAATCGCCAAGAACTGCCCGCAGCGCTTGAAGGTGAGGCCGCTATGATGGTCATGGATATGTATAGAGAGTTGTCCAATACAAGCGGCACGACGGGGAAGGCAACCTCAATCAGCGAGGCCGGAAGTAGTGTGAGCTTTGATACGACACAAGCGCAACTATGGGCAGAAAACCGCTTGGAGCAGCGAGAGGCGCAGATTCTTAGTTTTAGACTGCCATATAGGATAACGGAAGGAAGGTGATGGTATGGCTGGTTTCGACTTCGGACAGATAGGCGGCATCATAGGCGAGTATATGGATGCCGATGAAATAGATGTTTACAGGGCGACATTGATTGAGTTGCCCGACGGCTCATTTGCCCCGAGCGATCCGAATGTGCCATTCTATTCCGGTATCAAGGTTCACATATCTTTTTCAGACGTTGATAACCCTGACCCTGTGGCAGTAGGCGCTGTGCCTATCATCCACGCTTTGCGCATTAATTGTGCCGTGGGAATCGACCTGCAAAACGCTGACAGAATTGTAGCGCGAAAACTGGCGTTTGACGGCACAGTGCTTGAAACCTACGAGGGTGTTATCGGCGCGCCGGTGGTCAATCAATCGCGACAAGAGGCGACGATGAGCGTCAGGCAGGGGGTGTAACATTGTACGAGATCATGGCAACCAGCGTCACCAGCGGACTTGTAATAGCCCTGGGCGAGGCATTCCCGGGTGTAATGCGGTTTCGGGAAACAGCGCCGGTTCAGTTGCTTGTATACCCCCACTTTTTTGTCAATCAGTTGACGCTTGACATACAACCGGAACGCCGCAACCACTGGATGGTTTCTTATTTTGTGACAATTCGTTATCATGTCGCTGCCGATCCAAGTAGCGTCAACCTTTTGCAGCAGCAGCTTGACGATATAAGTATCCGGATGCTGTCGGACTTGGAATATATCACGTGGAACGGCATGCCAGTGCGATTAACTGGCCGGAGGACAGAAAAGGTTGACGGCGTACTCCACTTTTTCTGCAATGTATCCGTTATGGCGACGAAGCCGGTTGAACTCGGACCGTTGCAGGAACAGATTGAATCAGACATTAAGATTTGACGGCATCTGCCAAAGGCGGCAGGTGCTTTTATTATACATAATTTTAAGGAGGTAATTATATGGGTGGACGGTGGACGTCTCAAAACAAGCGTATACCGGATACATATCTAAATTTTACCGCCGTGGCGCAGCCATTAATGGTTGTGGGTGACCGCGGAATTGGCACACTTGCCATACCGCTTTCGTGGGGCCCGGAAGGTGAATTGATAGAAGTATTCAGTACAGATTTAATCGATGGTAACAGTCTTTCAAAGGTTGGATTCACGGCGTTTGATGAAGAATCAAAAGTGCTCAATCTTATGTTGTCCAATTGCTACAAGGCCCTTGTTTACAGGCTCAATAGCGGCGGTGTAAAAGCCACGGCGACAAGCGGCGGACTGACGGCGCGGGCTGTTTATCCTGGTACAAAGGGCAATCAGATTACAATTATGGTTACGGAAACGGATGGTGTTTTTACTGTCACAACCTTTGTCGCCGGAATAAGCCGGGATGCACAACCCGTATCTACTGTGCAGGAACTTAAAAATAACGCTTATGTGGAATTTAGCGGTTTTGGAGCATTGACGGTCAATGCAGGAATTTCACTTACCGGCGGCACGGACGGTACGGTAAACACAGCAACGGCATACCCGAGCTATTTGGCGCTTGCGCGCAAAGCCCGCTGGCAAACAATGGCGCTTACCCAAGACAATGAGGCATTTGCGGCGCAGTTTGCTTCTTTCGCAAATCAAATGTGGAATGACGAAGGAAGATATGTCCAGGTTGTGGTTGCTAATTATCCCAGCGCAGACGATCGCGCCGTGCTTAACTCTGATGTTGGCGTCATGATGGGTAGCGTGGAAGTTACAGCAGAAGAAGCTACCGCATGGGCAGCCGGTATCACAGCAGGGGCCTCTATTGTGCAATCCAATGTGGGCAAAGTATTTGCTGGTGCTACGAGGATATTAAATGAGCGCACGCGCAGTGAAATCGAGGATGCTCTGGAAAGAGGAATGTTTATTTTGTCTACTAACCAGAGTGGCGAAATCGCTGTTGTTAATGACATTAACAGTCTCCACACGTTTACAAGCGAACTATCCGAAGGTATGCAACTGAATCAAGTTGTTAGGGTTATGTCGGAGGTTGGAACAACCGTAACGGATACATGGGAGCGGTCGTTTAAGGGCAAAGTTCAGAACAATGCTGATGGCCGTTCTACGCTTAAATCTGTATTGCTGACTTATTTTAATGAGCTACAAAGATTAGGTGCCATTGAAAACTTTGACAGCGAAACCCTTATAGTCGGAGCCGGAACGGCAAAGGATGCTGTTGTTGTGGAAGTTGCTATTAATCCGGTCGCAGCAATGGCGATCTTATACATGACCGTATATGTTTCGTAAAGGAGGAAAGTAAATGGCATTAGCATTTGACGCGGTTCCCGTCCATGGCAGGGAGGGAATTGTTACCGCAGTTATCGACGGAAATGTCGTAACATTGGGTGAGATAAAAACTCTAACCGCAACTATAGAATTCAATAAAAGCGAGTACAACGTGCTTGGAGACAGAGCAACAAGACACAAGTACGCTGGATGGACAGGAACGGGATCACTTACTTATCATTGGTTATCACCGATTCTTGTCAGAATGATGATCAGAGGCGCAAAAACCGGAGTCATGCCGTTTTTCACAATTACAGCTACCAACGATGATCCGGCCAGTTCAGCAGGGCGGCAAGCGATCAAATTGGGGCAGGTGAGTATTAATGGCGGCGAAATTATTCAACTTGACGTGGACAATGAAGCACTTGAAGGGAGTGTGGATTTTACATTTAGCCAGGTGGATGGCTTGGAATTTTTCAATGAACCAATTTAAGGAGGCTTAAATTATGAGCAGATTACAGGATTTATTGGCACTGCCGGATGTATCGGAATTTACCGAAGAAGTATATGTAAGCAAAAGGCTGGGAACGTTTACCGTCAGGCCAATGGACGAAAAACAATGGTCTGATTACCGCAATAAAAGCCAAGGCAAGATCAATAAAAAAGGCATGGATTTCGATTCCAGTAAATTTAACATGCTGATTATAACTGGTCACGTAATTGAACCGAATCTGGCAGACGCAAAGTTTCTATCCGATGCCAAATGTGCAACGGCAGGGGAATTTATTACAAGAAAATTTCTGGCGGGAGAAGTACAAGCGTTATCGGATGCGATAGTTGAGATTAGCGGGTTTGGCGCAGAAACAAATGATATTAACGAAGAAATTAAAGAAATAAAAAACTAATCACGGAAGATGGGGAAATGGCGGCTTGTCAATATGCCGTGTTGAATATGGGATATAAGCCGTCAGAGTTCGCCAATCTTCCACGAGCAGAAAAAGCATTTGTGATTGCGTGTATCGAAAACAAAATTGATGCAGAAAAAAAGCGGCTGGCAGGAATAAAATCAAGGCCAAAGAAGAGGGGCAGGTGATGATCGATGTCTACAATTAGCAGCACGCTCGCATTGCAGGACAAAATATCAAAACCTATGCAGGGCATAGTAAAAGCCATGAATAGCACCCTTATCGCCATACGCAGCATTAAGGGTGCGGAGCTCGGGCCAGAATTCGCACAGGCGGCTGCTGATGCCAAACTTGCGACAGCGGCGATTGATCAAATGAATCAGAGTCTCAACGAGGTCAAAAATAATAAAGGATTCGAAAGCCAGGAAGGACAGATAACGGCTTTCAACGCAGCGCTGGAAGTATCGCGAAAAGGATTGGCGCTTGTCAAATCGGGAATTAATGAGATTGGCAAATTAACAGGCTTGTATGATGTCCAGAAACAGGCCGAAACTTCCCTCGCAGTCGTTTTGGCCAACCAAGGCGTAGCGTTTGAAGATTACAAATCCATTCTCGAAGAAGCATCTGCGATACAGGCAAAAACCACTATCGGCGACGAAACAATGATCGCTGGGCTGGCAGAGTTGGCGACTTATATATCGGACACGGAAGCTCTAACCGCACTTATGCCGACATTCGCGGATTTTGCCATAGGTATGAATGAGGGAGCGCCAGAACTCGGAACGCAGGCTGCGGTTTCCTATGCTACAGCATTGGGCAAAGCGCTCCAAGGGCAATATGAAGGGCTTACGAAAAAGGGGTTTATCGTATCTGAATCTCAAAAAGCAGTTCTCGCACTACAGGACGACAGTGTAAAGTCCTTGAAAACTTTAGACAAGCAAACGAGAGCTTACGTGGAAAGCGTAGGCCTCGAAGCTGCCAAAGTAGCGATAGTTGCCGAAGTAACAACGGAAACATGGGGCGGTTTAGCAGAAGCAATTGCTGGAACTGATGCTGGAAAGATTATCCAAATGAACAACGCCACGGGTGACTTAAAAGAAACTATAGGCGGCGAACTGTATCCCTATGTGCTTCAATTCAAGGAATTATTAACATCCGCATTGAATCCAGCCCTTGAAGCTATTGCAGAGCACATGGATGTGATTGCGCCGATCGCAATCGTACTTGCGGCAACGTTAGGTACACTGGCAGTAATAATCGGAGTGGTTACAGTGGCGCAGTGGTTATGGAATACTGCCATTTTAGCTAATCCCTTAACCTGGATAATAGTAGGCATTGTTGCCGTAGTTGCGGCGATAGCCGTGTGGATAAACTCAATGGGTGGAGTTCGGGCCGCGTGGGAAACAGTGGTCGATGCGGTTCTTTCTGCCAGTGACAAGGCTAATATCGGGTTTAAGACCGGCGTTTATGCCGTGCTGAATCTATGGGATAAAATGAGTTTGGGAATGTCAAAGGCAGGGGCCGCAATAGCCGGATATATGGGTGACATGAAGGTGAATGTTCTTACCATTTTGCAAAACATGGTCAATGGTGCTATTGACATTATTAATAAGTTTATCGGTGCCTTGGGAAGTATCCCGGGGGTAAGCATCGAAGCAATTGAACATGTTACTTTTGCTGCCACTGCCGCAGCGGAAAATGAAGCGGCGAAACAAGGAAGGGCGGCCGATATCGCAACAGCCGAAGCAGATATGATTTGGAATCAGCTGAAACGGCAGGAAGCTATAGACACAATGGCTGCCGAAGCTCGTGCAGCGCATTCTGCGCGTCAGGCCAATATAGCAGAGCTTAGGGCGACTGGCGACAATGGCGATCTTATTGAGGGGATTTTCAAATCAGCTTCCGGTGTTGAAAGTGCGCTCGGTGATGTAACTTCCGGATCAGGTGGTGGAAAAGCACTCAAAACCACCGGCGAAGTCAAGATTTCCGGCGAAGACATTAAACTATTGATGGATTTAGCAACCATCGATTACCAGGTAACCTATCAGACATTAACGCCACAGCTGTCTTTGAATATTGGCACAGTCAGGGAAACAGCTGACGTTAATTCTATTGTCGAAGAGATAGCGGCAGTGCTTGAAGAAGCTGCGGATTCGAGGGTGGTGCTGGCATGATAGATATCATTATTGAAACAAGTGACGGCGATTACGAGTTACCGATCGCGCCGGAAGAAATCGAAATATCAATACCCGGGAACAACGAAACAGTTAATATTATCGGAACCGGCGAGGTTGTAATTCCGCGCAAGCCGGGCCTTGCCACTTTTGTGATCGAAAGTTTTATCGAAGACGATGGCGACGAGTTCATTGAATTCATTGAAGACTGGCGGGATTCCGAGCGGGCCGGTGAATTCACGGCGAGTGACATTGACATTAACATGGATGTGGTTGTTGACGACTTTAAGCATACTCGTAAGGCGGGAGAAGAGCACAGGGTATATTACAGCCTGTCGCTGTCGGAATACCGCCCCTATGGCGCTAAAATCATCGTCGCGCAAGCAGTGGAAGGGGCTGCCAGTGCGACGGTGCCGGAAGAGCCGAGAAAAGACAACACCGAATCAGTACCACAGACCTATACAGTCAAGAGTGGCGATAATTTATGGGCAATCACAAGGCGGCTGTCCGGGAACGGCGCGAACTGGCCGGAGCTGTACGCGGCGAATAAAGCGGTGGTCGGTAGTAATCCGAATCTTATTTATCCCGGACAGGTCTATGTGATTCCGCAAGGGTGGGTGACTTAATGCAATACACTATTCAATGCCAAAATACATTGACCGGCACGATGTACGATATTACAACCTTGGTGGATTCCGTAACGCACGACACATTTATCAGTGGGCAGCCGGGCAAATGCACGTTTACAGTGCATGACGATCCGGGCAATCGATTGCAAATAGTCAATGGCAGCATTATTACTTTTTCCGTCAATGGTCGGGGTATTTTTTATGGCTATGTATTCTCGATGGAAACCTCCAGAGATGGTGATAACAAAATAACGGCCTATGACCAGATTCGATATCTACAAAACAAGGAAGTCTATGTTACCGAGGGCGTGACCGCCAGCCAGATATTCGAGTTGGTTTGCAGTGAGAACTTCGGCGAATCTGCCGGGCGTAAAACTGATTCACAGTATAAGGTCGTTACGCCGTCAGTATGGATTCCAGAATACAAAATACACAATGGTACGCTGTACGAGGTCATTCAGTACGGTATTGAGCAGTCAATCGTTCATGAGGCCGGAAAGTATTATTTCATCCGAGATAATTATGGCACGCTTGAATTCACGGAATTGGCGCAGTGCAAGACAAATTATATTATAGGTGATGGCTCATTGCTGACAGATTACACATACAAACTAAGCATCGACAAGGATGTCTACAACCGAATCAAGATAACGCGGACTGACAAGGAGGTCGGGAGAATAATATCCCACGTATCGCCCTACACGGAATCACAGAAACAATGGGGTGTATTGCAGATGGTTGAAGAAATTGACACGCCAATGTCCGTAGAGCAAATGACAGATTTGGCCGCCAAATACCTAAAAAGATATAACAGGGAAGCACAGACTTTGAAGCTGAATGCGCTTGGTGTGCCGGAACTGATTGCCGGTAGCGGATTTACACTGTCGATCGCTAAGTTGGGCATCAAACAGGACATGTGGATAGTGTCCGCATCACACAACTACCAGCAGGGGCTTCACACGATGCAGCTGGAAGTATCTATCATGGGAGGCGTATATGGGAATATCAGCTAACAGGTTGGCCGGAGTGGTGACCAAAATAGGCAATGACAGTGCAAGTGTAATACGGTCAGAGATATTCGATGGAACCGTTGCCAGCGTATCGCCACTGCAAATACTGATCATGGCATCAGAAAGCCGAGAATTGCCACTACCGGCGGGTGCGCTTGTCCTGTCTCCACTTTGCAAGGCGAAAACAATCACAGTCGCCGGGGAAACCGTTCGGCTGTGGGGCGATCTTGCGGTCGGGGAAAAAGTGACTCTGATGTCATTTAACGCTGGCCAACGCTATTTTGTCGAGAGGAGTGTGCTCAAATGATACCGCAGGTAAGTGGAGTCACAATAGATCAGGTCAACGTAGTTCAATACCCGACATTCACATATCGCGTCACTGATAATCAAATTTCCGGCAATGTGGACGGAATTGAAGCGATACAGCAGGCGGTATATCATATTCTGTCAACGGAGCGTTATGCGTATCCGATCTACAGCGATAATCGCGGAGTTGAGTTTAAAAAATATATCGGTAGGCCGTTCTCATTTTTGCGCGACACAATACAAAAAACATTGAGAGACGCGCTATTGCAAGACGATCGAATTACGGCGGTTTCGGTAATAAATGTAAGCCAGACATCGAGAGACGGGGCATTGATTGAATTTAATGTAACAAGTGATAGAGGTACGTTTGGAAGCGAGGTGACAGTAAATGGCATCATTTGACGAAACATTGACACGGATGCTTGCAAGAGTGTCCACAGCACGGGACAAGAGGCAGGGATCAATTATATATGATACCCTTGCGCCGGTGGCTGCGGAATTAGCGCAGCAAAGTATTGTGGCGACGATTTTTCAAGAGCAGGTGTCAATATTGTCCGCTGTCGGCGTTAATCTGGAAAATCTGGCCGCCAATCATGGTATCACGAGGAATCAGGCAACCAGGGCGATCAGGATCGGCGAAATGGCCGATACGGACGGTAATCCCATTGATTTGACCATTGGGAGCCGCTTTTCCGTCCCTGCGCTTTCTGGTGGACAGATTTTCGTATTAATCGAGAGATTCGAAGTCACCGGCCGCTGTCTTTTGGAATGCGAAACTGCCGGTACTGCCGGAAACACATACTTAGGTCCCGTTTTGCCGCTGTTTACCATCAATAACCTTGGTTCCGCTGCCATCACTGGAACATACACACCAGGGGAAGACACGGAAACCGACGAGGAATTGAGAAAGCGCATAATTGAAAGAATTAACAATCGCGCATTTGGTGGCAACGTTTCCGATTATAAGCAGTTCACGACAGCTATTCCAGGTGTCGGGGCGGCCAAAATATTTCCGGTCTGGGATGGTGGCGGCACGGTGATGGTATCCATTATTGACGCGGAATATAACCCGGCCACAAGTGAGTTTATTGGCGTCGTGCAGACCGCAATAGATCCAATCCCGAACAGCGGAGAAGGGCTTGGAATAGCCCCAATTGGGCACCGGGTGACGGTTGTAACACCCGACAAATTAAGCATTAATATAACCGCTTCCGTGAATCTGCAAACCGGTTACACGATTGGCCAATTGCAATCATTGATTGAAGATGCCTTGTTTGAATACATATTGGAGGTGCGAAAACAGTGGTCTGATTCTGATGGCTTGTCAATATTTGTCGCGCGCATAACATCCGCTATAATCAGTCTGCCGGGAATCAACAATGTTACAAATGTATTAATTAATGGTTCGCCAATGGATTTAAACATTCAGCAATCGCCCTTGTCCCAACACCTGCCGATACTCGAAAGCGTGGTGATTAATTAATGTTAAGAGATTTTTATAATCGCATCTATGACGACAATATCGATATTCAAGAAATTATAAATGCGATTCAACCAGAATTAGACGCATTGGAAGAATCTGCGGAAAATTCATTCCGTGATGCATTTCCGATAATAGCCACAGAGCGAGGTGTCTTGCAGTGGGAAAATGCCCTAAGCATAATTTCCGATCCACTGACCGAAACGCTGGACTTTAGGCGTGGCCGAATATTGAACAGGTTGATTAGTGATATCCCGTATACAGAAACAGCATTGCGGGATATTATGAACAACATTATGGGTTCCGGTGGCTGGTCTTATGAATTGAATTATCGTGCGCATACATTAAATATCTCCAGCCTGCGACACGGGAAAAACTGGGTAAATGAAGTGAAAATAACGCTTGATAAGATTATTCCGGCAAATCTGGTGTATACACTCACTATCAGATACAATCAGCACCAAGCACTAAGCGATTACACACATGGATTTTTGGGGCAATTTACGCATCTTAAAATCAGAGAGGAGGACTTGGGATAATGGCAAGTTTTACGGAGAACTACAATTTGATCAAACCAAGCCCGGAGGACGTTTATAACATCGGTGATTTTAACAACAATGTCGATATTATCGATGCGGAATTAAAAAAGAGAGTACTGAGAGATGGAGACATTTCCGGTACGCAAATAACGACATTCGACACAATTACCGGAGAATTCCCTGTACCAGCAGCGGGCGAAGCGACAAAAACGTTTGCCGGTAAAATTCGAAAATTCATTCAAGATTTTAACAGCTTCAAAACCGGCATCCTCACAGTGGGCATGTTGGTTAATAATGCTGTCACTAATAACTCGCAGTTACCGGTATCGGCAGCAGTGGCCAAAGTACTGCAAGATCAAATCACACAAACAAATAGCGATTTAACTGCGGGATTGAGTGGCAAGGCACCCGTCGGACATGCTAGCAGTGCAACAACCTACGGTATTGGGAACGCCAGCAATTATGGACATGTCAGGATATCTGATAGCTATACCAGTTCCGGCGGAGCTGCAAGTGCAGGAATGACAGCTAGCAGTGCAGCGGTATATAATGCATATTCATCGCTTCTTAATAGCATGGGAACATGGTTTAGTAATTCCGTTACGAGTGCCAGGAATATGAATGTTATTATAAACCACAGCAGTCTTGATCTAATTGGTTTTCAAATACAATTTTACACTGATGTTTATGTTGTCACGGCAGTGCCATCGCTGATGGCGACAAGCTCAATTGGTCAAGTAGGTTTTAGCTATATTTCTATAATATCCTCAAGCGGCATACTGCAAGGAATCAGCGCCATCAACAACGGAGATGGAACGGTAAGAATAAAACTGACTTTATCCACCGGGGTTATCGGCGGGAACATAAAGCTTTTTTACCCGAGGCAGAGCGTTCAAAGTATAGGTTTTTCAGCGGATTAATTACTCGATTGAATAAAAAATAGTTTGTGTAATAAATCTTAATACGAAAATCAAAGAAAAGGAGCATGAAAATGGAAGCAATTAAAATTGGAAACAATAAGAAATTATACAATATCGAGAGTATTCATCCACAAACACCAAATATTATGCAAATTGTCTTTGCTGACGAAGTTCCGGCAGAATGGGGAAAAATCACATTATACACATCCGGTGGCGAAGAGGCAACCACTATAACTGGCTACGAAACAATATATCGGGATGATGGCCGAACAATATATCTTAGCAACGACGGCAGCACATATCAAGCGCCGACCGATACGCCGCAGGAACCGCCAGAGCCATACACGCCAACCCTGCCGGAACGGCGGCTATCTAAGTTACAGGAGATAGCAGCGGCTTGCTCAACAGCTATTGCAGCCGGTTTTGATGTACAGCTGTCCGACGGCAGCATAGAGCACTACAGCCTGACCGAAACAGACCAAATCAATCTATCCGCAGCGGTGGCAGCGGTACAAGCTGGCGCACTGGCATACCCCTATCACGCAGATGGCACACTATGTAAATTGTATCAAGCAGCGGATATCCTAAGTATCGGCATAGCTGCGACAGAACACAAACTATATCACACAACGTATTGCAATCACCTCAACGCGTGGATTCGGCGCGCCGAGTCATTTGCAGAACTCGACGCGATCAGTTACGGCGCAGCTTTGCCGGCCGATCTGGCTGATAACATGGCTGCCATTATCGCAGCGGTATCCGGAGGCAACGCATGAAACAATTGATCAAGCATTTAACCCTGCTACTTACCGGTGGCAGCTTATACGTTGTAATTGAATTACTCTGGCGCGGATACAGCCATTGGACTATGTTTATTCTGGGCGGCATCTGTTTTGTCTGTCTGGGGCTGATCAACGAGATCATATCATGGGAAATGCCACTCTGGCAGCAAATATTGGTTGGAACCTGTATCGTAACGGCCTTAGAGTTTTTGACCGGCTGTGTTGTTAATTTGAGCTTCGGGTGGGCGATATGGGATTACAGCAATATGGCGGGAAATATTCTCGGTCAAGTATGTCCGCAATACATGATACTGTGGATGCCGGTATCGCTGGTCGGGATTATATTGGATGATTGGCTTCGGTATTGGTGGTTCGGACAGGAGCGGCCGCATTACAAATTAATATGAGCAACAATCCACCTGCGGGTGGTTATTTTATTTCATAAACGAAAGCGAGGAATTAAGAATGAGCAAAGAATGGGTAAAAGCAGCGGGCGTGAGAGCATTGAAAACCTTTTGCCAGACCGGCTTGACAATGATTACAATCGGACAGGCGGTGTCCGATGTTGATTGGCTTGGAATGCTGTCTATTTCGGCAGTAGCGGCGGTGGCTTCCGTGATGACATCGGTACTTACTGGCATGCCAGAAGTGACGGAATAATTGCGATATCGCAACATTGACTGGGTCGGGAATGTTCCGGCCCTTTTTGATCGGAGGATTATGTCACAGATATTTATAGGATTAATTGCCGAAGCTGCACAATCTGACATGAAGACATCCGGCATTCTTGCAAGCGTCACAATCGCGCAGGCCTGTCTGGAATCGGCATATGGAACGAGTGAACTGGCGGTCATGGCAAGCAACCTATTCGGCATGAAAGCCACGCTGTCCGGGAACACATGGGCATCGGAATGGGACGGCAGCACATATAGCAAGGAAACCAAGGAGCAGGATTCTGCCGGCAATGAATACACGATCACGGCAGCCTTTCGCAAGTATCAATCGCTTGCGCAGTCCATCAAAGATCACAGTGATTACTTGTTGGGAGCCATGAATGGGAATAAATTGCGCTATGCCGGTCTGTCCGGCTGCACGGATTACCGGACAGCGGCACAGATTATCAAAGACGGCGGCTACGCGACTGATACGGCCTACGTGGACAAGCTATGCGCAGTCATTGAAAACAACAACCTGACTCAATACGATGGAGGGAAAACGATGAAAATATGTCTTGACGCAGGACATTACGGAAAATATAATCAGTCACCGGCAGACAACCGGTATTACGAATCAGACATGGCGTGGAAACTGACAGAGTTGCAAAAAAAGTACTTACAGCAACATGGATTTGAGGTCATTACCACGCGCACCAATCAGGCAACTGACAGGGATTTATATGATCGCGGAGCAGCATCCAAAGGTTGTGATCTATTCATTTCCAATCACTCAAATGCTGTAGCAAGCACAGTCAATAATAGTGTCGACTATCCCGCTGCTTATTGCGCTATAAATCACTCTGCGGACGCTGTAGGGCTTTTGCTGGCACAAGTGGTGGAAAGTTACATCGGAACCAAACAGGCCGCCAGAATCCAAAATAGAAGCGGCAATAACGGTGATTATTATGCTGTGCTTCGAGGGGCTACGGCAGTAGGAACGCCGGGGTTAATCCTGGAGCATTCGTTTCATACTAACACTGCCACAACGGCCTGGTTGCTTGATGATAATAACCTTGATCGGCTGGCACAGGCAGAAGCGTCCGCGATAGCAATGCATTACGGCGTTACCACAACGGTGAAATCCGGATGGATCGAGGAGAATAGTGGCTGGCGCTATTACAATGGCGACACGGGCAGTTATGTAGCTAACAAATGGGTGCTTGACGGCGGGAAGTGGTATTGGTTTGATGGAGCCGGAATGATGGTAGCAAATGTCTGGTATATGCATAACGGCCACTGGTATTATCTCGGTGCAGACGGGGCTATGCTGAAAGGCTTGCAGGACATCGGCGGGAAGTGGTACTATTTGAATGAAAATGGTGAAATGGCAACGGAGCCGGTCACGCTGACACCCGACAAAGACGGCGCATTGCAGTACCCAGGCATTGGATAACCTCTCGAATTCGATAGGTTTAAATAACCATTTTGTTGACATTAACAAAATGGTATGGACATATCAGATAAAATAAACTATAATGGTGGTGACAACATGGACGTAGCTACAATATCATTGATAGGGATGTTCATTTCGGCCATAATTTCTATAGCATCGTTTGTGCGCAGCGGTTCGACGCGCTCAACCACGGAGGCTAGGGAAATGGGCAGGTTCGAGCAGAAACTTGACGGGCTTATTGTTGACGTGAAAGAGATAAAGAAGCAAAATCTTGAGAATGCAAAGGCGAATAGCCAAACAGAAGAGCGGTTCAAGACATTGTTTAATTGGAAAAATGATATCGACGGGAGGATTAAGGCGCTTGAGCGAGAATGATCTTGAAAGGTTAGAGGGGCAAATAGAGGGCATTAATTTTGCCACGGAGATATTGACGCAGCTCAAAGAAACCATAAAGCGGCAATGGATAACTATATTGATATTAGCCATATTGCTGTTCGCCTCGAATATGATTTGGCTATATGCATGGCAATCGTATGATTATGTATCATCTGTCGAAGCCACAGGAGTATACACAGCGGTAAATCAGAGCGGAAATATCGTAACGAGTGACATAACCGAAGAGCAATGGAAAGCATTTATGGAGTGGATAAATGGCAACGACGAAAATAACAAAAACCAGAACTAAAAAGAACAAGAATTCTAAAGGGACAAAAACGAAAAAGAAATAAATCCAAGGATGCTATTTACGGCATCCTTTATATTTGCTATTTTATGATTTTTGTGATATAATTTATATGCATGGATAGTGATTGCAACACGACAAGGCGGTAAATCCTAACCGCTTTCCATGCATTAATAATAGGATAAAGACGAAAGGATGGTTTTATTTTTATGCGAAAAAATATCGAAGAAATTTGGAAAGACATTGAAGGCTTTGATAATCTATATCAAATCAGCAATTGCGGACGGGTCAGAAGTCTTGATAGGATTGCTCACAATGGCCAAAGAATTAAAGGAAAAATATTAAAAACGAATTTGAATAAATGTGGCTATTATACTGTCAATTTATACAAAAATAAAAAAATGAAAACGTGTACTATTCACCGACTAGTAGCTAATTCATTTATACCAAATCCAGATAATCTTCCATGTGTAAACCATAAGAATGAAGATAAGAAAAATAATTATGATTTTAATCTTGAATGGTGTACAGTTAAATATAATAATATATATGGCACACGTATTCAAAAAGTAATTTCCAATACGGATTATAAAAAAGCCGGATTAAAAATATCAGTTAAACTAAATCAATATGATAAATCTGGAAAATTTATTAAAAAATGGGATGGAGCAAGAATTGCCGAAAGGGAATTAAATATAGACCATAGTCATATCGCAAAATGTTGCAAAGGAAAGAAAAAGACAGCGGGTGGTTATATATGGAGATATGAAAATGATGATAATGAAATGGTTTTAAATGATTATAAAGGAATGACTCATAAAAAGAAAGTCAATAAACTTGACGAAAAAGGAAATATAATTGACAAATACGAATCTGCATGCGAGGCGGCGCGAGCAAATTCATATAGAAAGGGTGCTGGTGGATCAATACTTAGATGTTGTAAAAATACAAAAAGTACAGCATATGGATATCATTGGGAATATGCAGAATAAGCAAATAAAATCAGGGATGCTAATAACGGCATCCTCTTTGAATGGAGCAATTTAATGGCCCAGCAACTCAAAATATGCGATTTTACAATGCCAGAAATTGAGCGGTTCCGTACACTATGTAATTTTACGCCGGAGGAAATGGAGTTTTTCAACCTTCGGAGCCGGAACAAAAGTATCATAGAAATTACTTTCGCCATGAACATATCCAAATCAAAGGCAGATATTTTGTCTAAAAAAGTAAAATCAAAGATTATAAGAGTTTTATAAAAAAATAGCGGGTTCCAGCTGTCCGGTTCCCGCTATTTCTAAGGTTTTGTATGATTTCATCCGCCGTTATCAGCAAAAACCAATAGATATTCTTCAACGTCTTCCAAAGTTCCAAGTTTCCACGGATCAACCGAACTATTATCAGCCACATAAAAAGTGTCACCCGATTTGTAAAAAGCAAAACTGCTATTACTGTAAACCCAAAACGCTTCTTCGCTCAATTCGTGCGAATCTGTGAATTCATATCTTTTCATATTTGTTCATCCTTTTCTCCCGGTGATGAGCCGGGGCTTTGTTTATGTGTTCTTTTTCTCTTCCAGATATTTTCTGTGCAACTCTTCTTTTGCCCGTTTATAAGCTTTGCTAGCATCCTCAATATTATCGAAAAACCCTAGCGAGTACGATGTTTTCATAAATTGTATTCTCGCCCACCATTTTTGACTTTTCTTGTGCCAACTCACGCCAGGTACTCCTGACGTATTGTTTGATTGCCGCGAATCAAATTTCAGCTTGGGAATATTAGTACCATCCTTGAAATTCTTGTCATAAGCCTTTTTAGACTTCTCTCTCAGAAGCTCGTCATGGATGCATCCGCAGCTCTTCGAGTCTCCGCATTTCAATGTATCGCCTCTAACAGACACAACATTGCCACATTCGCACCGGCAATCATAGTATGCACTGTGACCCTTTTCATATCGGCCGGATATTCTTATTACCGTTAGTCGGCCAAATTGGGTATCTGTGGGAATAGGCTTACTATTCAATGTGTCAACCTCCTATTCTTCGCTATTGTATATGACTGCGATATCAGCAATTTCAATTTCACCATCCACGACTCTTCCATGCGCCGAAAACGGGTATACGGAAAGGTCAATAGTGCATTCACCATCGCCCGTCATATTGTTTCCGGTTCTTCCGTCAACTGCATTCGCGCCGTCAAGAAGCATCTCCTGCTCCTCTGTCCTTAAACTCCCCCATGCTGAGCCTATGTAATTCTTCTTGACCTCTCGCACAAGACTGTTCGTATCGAGAAAACCCTCCATGCGGCACCCCAGCACCAGCGCAAGCTTATACAACTTTTCGCCTGACATTCCCTCGATGCGTTTCTGGCCTTGTTCAATATTGCGGATCAGGGAATAGGATACCCCTGCCGCTTTTGCAAGTCCAGACTGGGAGTATCCGGCCCGGACTCTTAGTTTTTGTAATTTCATATTACACCTCAACCGTTCCGTGAGTGTAATTATTAGTTACGCGATCATGATTTGTAGCGAAATACTTATAACTGATTACACTGGCACTGCAAGATGTGATTTCGATGTCTTTCATGTTCCCTCCAGTTGCTTTCTTAACTATTCTTTTCATTTCGTTAATTTCTTTCATTGTTGGTGTTTTCATAATTTCATTCTCCTTTTTTATGTGTTTTCTGTTCTTTAACTTAATACTAGTATAACACTATAGTGTTAGTTCGTCAAGGGGTTTTTGCAAAATCATTATAGGAATTTTAAAAAAAATAGCGGGTTCCGCTTATCCGGTCTTCCGCTATTTTTCTTTCTTTTTGTGTCATTTTTACTTTTTGTATTTCAATCCACATCCCCCTATCGGTGGGAATGACAATATTATTATACAAGATGCTGTGGCACTTGTCAAACCTCCAGACCGTAAAACCTGTATAAATATTCTGGCATTTCGGTGCTGCTCTGGCGGGTGGGGTGATGTCCCTTGAATGGGGTTAATTCGTCAGCCGACACATTCCGGAAGGGGACTATATTAAATGTCGCCAACTCGCCATTTTCCAGTTCTGCCACATATTTCACGGGCATTTGCTTTATATTCCATACGCCTTTTACTTTCATGTTTCCTCCTTATAAATCATATTTTTCAAAAACTTTAATTACGGTTTCGATTATTTCTTTAGCTTCTTGCTGTTCCGCGGGAAGCTCCTGACCTTTTGTTTTTTCCAATATTCTTTGATAATTTTTTTTATACTTTTCATGGCCGATATCAAATGCATGTTCAATCGCTTTTTCCGGAATGCCCAACGTTTTCAATTCTTCTTCGGCCATCTGTTTGTTTGTCTTTGGCGCTACTAAGACCATGATTGTTTTGTCCTTTGGATCATAGTCCATTTTTTCGCAATGGCTGTATTCGGCCTTATACTCCTTGTAAGACATTTTGACCCACTCGCCGCCGGATTCCTGGGCTTTTTCTTCTGCGCGACATGCTGCGCATATAGTAGTTTCAAGATATGCGATTCTGCTTTTTCTATAGTCGTTTTTCCCGAAAAGTTCAGCCTCGCTTTTGTGTCCGCAGACATGATATATAGTGTATTTAGCCATTTTTGTTCCCTCCATTTTCTCTATTTTGCTGGACTGGCCACGGGCTTCATAATATGCCCGTCAGCGTCCATAGTTTCGTCAATAGCGCGTTTGATGAATGCATTGGTACTTTCATCCATCTTAGCAGCGTGGGCCTTCACTGCGTCTCTTTCATCCGGCGTCATCCGGACTTTGACCTCAACGAATTTTTCCATATACCGCCTGTTCGCTTCCTTGCGTGCCTCTGTGAAGCCCACATAAGTACTTTTCTTCTCTTCTTGCATGTCGCTCCCCTTCCTATTAGGTAATTAAAATATCCTTCTTTTCCTTGTAATACCATTGTATCACAATTGAGCACATAAGACCATGTACAAATGCAACAAAGATATCGCACATAAGGCCATGTAAATTTGGGGATTATGTCAATATACATACATACTCCCATGTGCTATAATGTAATTACAGTAAAACAGCAAAGTAAACGGAGGAAATAAAGATGAAAAACACGACAATCACCGCGACAAACAACGCAACCTACAAAATTCATACCTTCGAAATATTAAAAGAAGGAACAAGCAAATGCGGCGAAGGGTTTTATCTGGTAAAGGATTTAAAAGCAAGAAAGAACAAGTATCAAATCATAAATCTGGAGCTTGGAGATGAATACTTTCATTCATTTGGTAGTGTTGAAACAGCAGAAAAAGCAGATGAATGGTTTAAGGATTATTCCAAGAGATACGCATAAGTAAGCAGCTGACCTATCGGCTTGACGGGGAGAAAAGGAGAAAACATGAGCCGTAATAAATATTTTAAGAAAGCACTTGAATTGTACAACGCTGGTCAAATCAGTGAAGAGGCTTATGACGCAATGATCATGAACGCAGACGTTTTCTGTGATGATGACGAGGAATGCGGCAGCTACGGATTACCAAGCACTTATGCAGAAGTCGAATATGATGATTTTAACACCGCCGAAGCAGTAGATGGTGCACGGTTTGACGATATGAATTATCTTAGGTATACAGAAAGATAGGAGGTAGCTTTTAAAACTCAATAACCAAAACCAAGGCATGGGAAACCGTGCCTTTTCTATTCGGTCGCGCAAATGGCTATCGACAATTTTCTTGCTATCTGGTATGATTGAGAAAAAGAAGGAAAAGGAGAATGCGAGGTATGAAGAAATTTGGAATTATTTTTATATTGGTTTTTATAGTGGGAATGTTTGTGGCTCATGGTAGAAAATCTGTCTTTAGTGATACACCAGTAAAAGAAGCAGCGCCAGCTTCTAAGGCTGAAAGCACCAACGTTAATGATGAATACGCTATCATGAGAACACTTATATCTACTGGCGGGAAAAGTGTGGATAATGCGATATCAATTATTGGCGAACCTGCTACGCAGGATGCTGATAAAATAAGTTATAAAGGGAATGACGGCGGATATGTCTTTATTGGCCTTGAAGATGGTTGCGTGTCAAGGATACAGATTATCGGGGCGACGGCCATGACATATGTTTCAGAGGAATGGTTTTGGGAATCTTTAAAAATTACACCCAACGGTAACATGGATATTGTGGCCAATACGGACGAAGCCTATAGATGCACAAATGTAACCGATGAAATTTCTGAAATATGGATTATGTATAATGAAAGCACAAGACAAATAACTCAATTCGATATTAAATTCGTTATATAGAGCATTTCAAAAAGCCAGCAAATTTAATTGCTGGCTTTCATATTATGCGCCTATCTTATTTCACGCTGGTCATCATTACGCTCGCGAATAAGATGAGTAAAAATATAATCATAGGTATTACAACTCTTAATTGTCTCCTCTGTCTGCCCTTAATATTTTTAGCACCGCATTTAACACAAATTTTTGCCTTGTCGCTTATGTCTTGCCCACATTCCCTGCATTTCATCATTGCCATAATATTTCCCCGTCCTTTTCTTTTGTTGAAATTATTATATGGCAGATTGTATAAAATTGCAATCGGAAAAAATATTCTTAAAAAGACATTGACACATTTGTAATAGTGTGTTATAGTTAGTTATAATAAATTATAGGAGGTGATATGTTTGGGTTTAGATAATCTTCCAGAAATTATAACGCCAAAACAATTAGCGGAATTTTTGCAAATTAGTGAGATGACTGTTAAACGTGCATTAAAATCTGGCGAATTGCAAGGATTCAAATTAGGAAGAGATTGGAGGATTGAAAAAGAAGAAGTTTTAAAATGGGCAAAAAAATAGAACACTTGCTCCACCGTGGAAAGTTTGACAAGTGTTCTGGACGAAATCTCTCTCATGAATATTATAGCATGAGCAGAGATTTCCTTCAAGCACAAAATTTGAGAGGAGATTTTTTATCATGAATGAATTACAGATTTTTAACAATCCAGAATTCGGAGAAGTTAGGATAGTGGATATTGATGGAGAAGGCTGGTTCGTTGGTAGGGATATCGCGACTGCTCTGGGGTACGCAAAGCCCTATGACGCAGTAGTGCGGCATGTGGATGCAGAGGATACCCTGAAACGAGGTATCCCTTCAAGGGGAGGCGAACAGCAAACGACTCTTATTAACGAATCCGGCATGTATGCCCTTATCATCATGAGTGAATTGCCCAGCGCAAAGAAATTTAAACGTTGGGTCACCGCCGAAGTGCTTCCGGCCATCCGCAAACAAGGAGGCTATAATCTCCCGCAGCTTACGCAAGCCGAGATGATGTTGCAAATGGCGCGGAACACGGTAGAACTTGAACGAAAGTTAGAGGCACAGGGACAACTGTTGGAAATCCAAGATCAGCGCCTTGCCGTCATTGAGCAGACAGCGCAGGAATCAGCGACGAAGCTGGAAACCACATTAAAAGTGTTTACAAACCCGAGCATTGACCACTGGAGTGCTGATATGAACGGCGCTATCAATACGATGGTAGCGACATATCATTTAAGCCCGGTAAAATTCCGGGGAATGATATACAAAGAACTGGAAGAAAGTTCCGGCATCTTATTGGGCAGCCGTTTAATCCGTCGCAGAAAAGATATGGTGAGGCGAGGAGCTACTAAAACCGAAGCAAAAACTCTGACAAAGATGGATGTTATCAGCAAAGATAAGAAATTGCGGCAGATTTTTGAAGGAATAGTAAAAAAACACCAGGCCATATACGGCGTGCAGAGATGAAGGGAGATATAAATCATGGCAGAACATAAGGAGTACATCAAGTTAATTATGGAAATATTAGAGAGAACTAATAATGTGACACTGACAAGGTGCGCGTACTACTTTGTGAGAAGCATGTGCGGAGGAGGTAAAAAATTATGACCGAACGCGAAACGTATATTAAATCAATCGTGGATTACTTAGAAAGAATTGGCAGTGATACTTTTGTGAGGCGCGTATATGTTCTTGTAAAAAGCGTATACACACAGAAGAGCAGTAAGGTGTCATGAAAAATAAGAGCGAAGCGAAAGGAGACAAAATGACAAAAACAGAAAAATTAGAGCTGGAGAATCTGGTGTTAAAAAATATTCTGGATTGCATTTCAGAAAGTCTTGACGAATTGAAGAGCGCTGATTACGACAAAGACGGATATATTCTTTTTGCCGGTAGGGTAACGGCACACATTGAAAAGTATCCCGACTGCGCCAAGTTTGCTTTTGACAATGGATATACCCTGGACTATAGAAATTCCGCCTTTTTTAAGAATCAGCCGGATGGTCTGCCCGTTGTGCTGTATCCGGCAAACGCTGGCAGGAGAAAAACGAAATAGATTCAGACACAAGAGACTTCTTTGATTATAAGAGGTCTCTTTTTTATTGCATTTTTCTAACACTTTTTCTAAGTTTTATAAGCATTATTCAAATGCTTTTCTTTCCTCTAAATCCCTTAAAATTACCATATAAGAAATGAACGTGACAGGAGGTTTCAGCGTGATTAACAAATTAGACGAAGCCTTGACAGATTTAACAGAAATGACGCTTGACGCAATCAAAGAAGCCAAGGAAAAGAAGCATTTCAGCAAGGATTTTATTGAAGCTGCATGCATCGTTTTGTCAATGAGCTACGGGAGGTTTGGAGATGGTAAGTAATTTAATTCAGCCACCGGCACCCAAGAATGCACCGGCCGGCAAAAAGAAAGAAACCGATAGCCATTCAGTCACTGCCGAGAACTGCGCCAGACTCTTCGTAAACGGGATGGGCGACGCACAACGGGAACGCTTTAAATTAATGCTGCAAAGTGGTATTCAGTGCGGCGAGAGTGTTGCCAGAAGCTACGGCGTGCCGCTGAATGACTTTGTAGCGGAGGTACGGAAAATTATATGAACGAAAAACAATTCATTGAGCAGCTGATGCGAATCGGATACAAAGAGGCAGAAGCGGAGGATATGTTTGATTTCTATCTTTCTATTGATTGCGCGGACAATCTAAATGTTTTGGCATTGATTGGAGAAATATCTATAGGATTACAGGAGGGGCATGAATGAATTATTCTTTTGAAAATGGGACCATAAACAGTTATCCAACCCGCGTTATCGCCGGAAGGGACATTCTGGAATTTCAATCAAACCAGCAGGTCTTGATAGGCCATACACTTGAGTACTGCAATGAACTCGAATCAACGTTAAATGAAGCCATATCGAAAGCAGAGGGGTTCTATAACCGCCTTGTGGAGCTGGGCGACATCATACCACCGAAGTCAGCAGAAGAGTTGTTGCAGGAGCAGGCAATACAGCAACAGGAAATCAATGCGACTCTTTTGGCTACTATTCAAAAGTTATCTGACAAAATAACCAAAATGGAGGAAAAAGATGGACTTAAATTCGTTGGTGAGGACAGTAAGCAAAGTGAGCAAAAACGCAGCAGCAAGGATACAGTCAAACCCCGAAAGCAAACAGATGCTTGATCAGGCCATCCAGGGCGCAAAGCAGTTTGGAAGTAGCGAAGAGGGATTGTACAGGGCCATTGATGCCGTCGGGGGCGCACCCATGGTTAACAGGATATCAACTATATTGGATCGCAATCCCGCCGTCAAAATAGCTGTAAATGGAATTTTGTCGAGCAATGGCCTAAGTCTTAACAAGATAAAAGATCGATTCCAGGAATCGCAATATAGACAAGCGCCATCTAATTTCAGCGCAAGCCAGTCTTTTCCCACTCGACAGGCGGGTGCTCCGGTAAATTCGTATCGCGAAAAGCTAGATAGGATGAAATAAAATCAATGTTTATAGGCTTCTGCCTTTAACATAAAAATCATGAAAGGAGATAAAAAACATGGCAAGTTATAGTATCGAGAACGATTCTATCGGCGGCGGTGGCCTCGGTTGGGGACTCGGCGGCGGCGGTGGTCTGGGATTTCTGATCATTATTTTGTTATTCTTCGCTTGCTTTTCCGGCGGTGGGCTGTTTGGCGGCCGTTGTGGTGAAGGACATAATCATGATCGCGACTTTGATGAGGTCCGTAGTCGGCTGACTAATCCTTGCTGCTGCGTAAGCAATTGTCAGATTGATAAGGATGTTGTCACGTCCAGGGATGCCGGTATCATCGAGCAGAACAAAATTTACGAAAAGAATCTGGAAAGAAAACTGATCGAGAAAGACATGGTTATCCAGGAGCAGAAGAATCAGCTGTTTGTCAGCGGCATGTTTGCAGAGCTTCAGGAGAATCTGAACGCAAAATTCGGCATGATCGAGCGCGAACTTGAACACAAGCCCAACGTAACACCCGTATTTGCGGAGACAGTCAGCGCATGTGTTAGAGGCATTGACAGATGCGGACGCGGGGATCGCGATGATCGTGGCAATGGTTGGTGCTAACGAAATTGAATAGCGAATCGTACATTTGCCGTTAAAGTGAAAGAAAAGCGGCATTAGTCGCTTTTCTCTTTTTTCCAATATTTAAGTTCGGCATTCTTGCGGGCTATAATGGCATCGTTTATATCTACACAATATTTAATATGCTTGGACTTTCCATTAATGCTTATCGTGACATGCCATTTATTGCTTCTTTTATCCCAGCATACGCCCCGACATCCGCTTGTATTATCCGAGCGCACCCTTTGATTGCGGTTTTGTTCAAGCCTGTTTGTCCATTGACAATTAGATGGCGCATAGTCACCATTTACGTTTATACGGTCAATAGTCAAATCGTTTGAATAACCATGTGATAATGCCCAATCCCTAAACGGCTCGAAATCCTGCCACTTGCTATCTATTTTTATGCCCCTGCCGCCGTAATTTATGTAGCTCTTGTCTCTCGGATTTGTACAACGTTGCCACATATGGATCCAGCATGAATATAATGGAGATTTGCTAATTCCGTGCGTTTTGCTTCTTTTCTGCGTGAATTCACTACGAAAACACCCGCAACTTGTGGACGCACCGCTTTTAAGATGATCTCCTTGCACGATGCGTTCTTTTGAGCATTTGCAGCGACATAACCATCGTGTATTTTTGTTCCTGTCATTCTCGGCGCGTTCAAGTACTACCCACCTCCCGAATTTTTGTCCCGTTAAATCAATGAAATTTGGCATAAAAATACAAACCTCCCGTAATTTGTCGTCCCGAATGTTTATGGTATGGAAGGCGATCGGGAAACCGCCATTCGGGAGCTACCCTATCCATACCATAATTATTATACCATGAAAACCGTACAAATACAAGGAAAGATGAGGTGAATAGATGCCACTACTTCAAGTTTTGGGGTTGTTATACGCCGGAACACTAATTGAGAATCCGGAAAAAAGAAAGAAATTTATAGGAATCATAAACGGCGCAAGCGTAAGTATTGAAAAAGCCGTGAATGGATTCATGGGCAAAGGCGGTGTTGCGGATGAGCCGACAGTGGTTTCGGGCGAGGAAACAACCGATTACCGATAACGAGATTGCTATACGCAGCTCTGTGGGCGCTTGGTGGGGATCTCTTTTGACCGCTACAATTCTAACCGTCGCGGTGAATAATATGTTAATCAACATGAGAACTCTTGAACTGACAAAAGAGAATCTTGAAAACACAAGGTACAACGCTTCGAACACTGCCGAAATGATCGAGCAACTCAAACAAATAAATCAAAAAATTTAAAGGAGAATAAAAATGAGTGCATGCAAAAATTGCTTTACGAAACTTGTGTCAACCGCCATTGCTGTGGTTGGTACTGATCTGCAAATTACCGTAACCGGCCCCACGGCCTTGGAACCGAGCACAAAATACTGCTTGGTGTTAACATCCCCACTGCCGGAGGCCGGAGAAAGCCTTCCTGTTACAATATTATTGTCAGGGGAAACGGTTGCTATCCCGCTGCTTAAGACTGTTTGCAGAATCACAACGAGCTGCGGAAAAACAGCACAATGCACCTTTGGCGATCAGGAATTCGGGATTGATCTGCCGGAGCGTGGCCGGACAAGAATCCCGCTGTACTTGAATAACAATATGGCTGATTTCTTCGATCTTCGTGGAGTGGAACATTTGCGCAGATGCCGGGAGGTGTAGGCTATGTATACACAAAAATATATCGAAAAATTAGATATGGCCATTGACGAATTGGTTAGGTCGGAGTCCAAAGGGCTTACCAAGGCGGAACACGATCTGCACGTGTTGCTCGAAAACAGAAAGCATATCGAGAGATGGAAAGAGATGCAGAGCGGCACGCACAAAGAGATGATGGACGGCAACCCGCGGACATCTTATTTCTAAGGAGGTAGAAAAATGGTCAATAAAGCCGACTGCATAAGACAGATTCAGAATACCGTGAATTATCTGTATGCATTTGAAGAATTTGAAAATACAGCGTTTGTCAAGGCCTTATCAATGGGCATCCAAGGGAAAAAGCGCGAGGCACGCATGGAGGGTACCAGAGATGAAAATATCCGAAAATACCTGCAATCAGAAGCGTTCGATTTGTTCGAGGTTGAGATTTATCCACAAAAAGCAAACGCGTCGTTTCCGAACGTCAACAGTGTTGAAACATTTCTGACGGAGTACCGGAACGGGCTATGGGACATGTACTGGAAAATAATGGAAAGCGCAAATATGTTTGCGGCACCACTGTGTCTTAGGGATTTGGCCTGTCCGCTCTATGAACGTGGCAGCTGTATCAAATGTGCTATCGTGGACCTGAACCGCAAGATCAAGAGATACGCCGATATGAAAGCGCAGGGGACTGCCCTGCATGATCTCTACATCTATGAGACGACAGAATACAATAATCACGATGCGGCAGAGAAAAAAGAAGAAAAGATGGGATACAAATATTAATACTCTGTGCTACAAATTTACCCCCGCCAGTTTAAATTCCAGCGGGGGTTCTCTTGACAATCTGGTTTTTTAATAAAGCGTATCATCGGTAGTCGCTTATACCGTATTAGATGTCCGGCTGCCTATTATCGTGTTGCATTTCGTGTTGCATAGCATTACATTTATGCATTTTTTGTTCTATTTTTACGGTATATATTATGTACTTCGTTATCCGCAAAGCGCTTAAGTACGGGCATTCGTTGAATTTGCTTTGTTTTTTAACTTTCTAATTAACGGGCTTTTAACCCGTATACCGCTATTTAAAAGTGGCGTATTTACGTTTATTTTCCCGGTTCGTGTTGTTTTTCGTGTTGCATGAACAATAAAAATTCATTTTTTGAATCTTCCGAATCTTCTTTTTCAAACAAGACAAGCCACGCTTGATATTTTTTTTGGTCAATTTCGCCGACCTCTGGTTTTATTATATTTTCAAAATAATTATCAATCATAGCATCCACTTTTCTTCGTTCATCGGGAAGTGTTTGCATATATACGCGTTTCATTATCCGATCAGATTTCCAACCTCCCCTTTCTTGTGCATATTTATCGGGTATCCGGAGCAGTGCCATTATAGAAGCACTAAGATGGCGCAGATCATGAAAGGTCATATGCGGTAGGCCATTGTCGTTCAATAATCGAATCCACCGGCGGTACAAAGTGTGTCCGCTCATCGGTACAAGTATATCACCATCTACCTGATGAATCAACTGCATAATGTAAGGTGGAATATGATGGGTACGATTCCGGTATTGATTCTTTGCCATGTCCTTGCGGATGGGCTTGCCGCAAACATCAACAATAACCTCTGCGATCCTGATGCAATCCCCTGATATAGATTTTGATTTTGTCAAACCGCGCACTTCTGACATAGAAAATGATAACCATGCGGCTAATAATACGGCTAATTCGATTTCGGTACCACGAATGATATCTATCACGGTTTTTGCTGGCAACAGTTCCGGTACCCGTTCTTTTATTGGAGGCAATTCCACCTCACATACAAGCTCTTTGCGATACTTTTTCAAAACAGCAGCAATAAGAGCCCACTCATTTCTTAATCGCTTTGCGGAGATAGTTCTAATACCGTTTTTAATAGATTTTCGCTGCGATTCCATGTTGACTGCTTCCTGCAAAATTTCTTCATCAAAATCCTTTAACTGCATGTCCATCAAATCGCGAAAACCGCATTTCTGGATGCATCGATAATCTTGGATAGTCGTGGGAGAACGCTCCAGCGGGATGCGACTGTCTATGTATTTGTCAATAGCTTCTGTGAGCGTCATATCGCCATGTATTGCCGGTTTCTTTGCTGGAGTCTTACCTTTATCCATCTGAAACTGCGCAGCCATATACTGAGCCTCTTTGGCGCTGCCGGCCGTAAAAGATTCATACACCCGCCGTTGTTTCTGCTTTCCGTTCCCGTCCAGCACTGGCTGACCGGTTGCTTCATAGACCGGTTCGCTATGGCTGTAGGCCAAACACCGCCAGGAGCCACTTGGTAGTTTTTTTGCTTTTGCCATTATCGTCCCTCCCTGACCCTGAGTATAAAAATGCACCCTTGCCGAAAAAATTCCATTAGCAGCAGGGGCAAATTTAAGGTTTGTGGTAAATACTTTTGCGTGTCGAAACAAGTCGAACCTGTGTTCTATTTTCCTGTTGACATGATGTTGGTGTGCAGTTATAATATACACATCGGCAAATCTGTAATGAATATTTGGTTTGCCAGTAGTGAAAGGGGTGTGTATACGTGGATAGTCTCAAAAACGAACTGCATGAATTGATTGACAAAATACATAGCGCAAAATTCCTGAAAAGTCTCATTAGTTTAATAAGGAGTGTTTTAGAGAGCGAGGTTTAGTCTTCGCTCTCTTTTTCTACCCTTTCTACTCTGTCGATACAAGCCTTGAATTCCTCATAGATGCTTTCCCATTGTTCGTCCGGAAGTGTTTCTACTATCTTTAGAAGCATTGTAGCCATATTCTTCTTAATGGGACTTCCCACTTCCATTATCTTCCCGAAGCGTCCATATGTTTCTTCTTCTATGGAAAGATCTTTTTTCATATTGCCCTTGCCGGTCCGCAACCAAACTTCACTTATACTTAACTTTTCGCATATTTTCGAAATGTGTATGTCTTTGGGGCTCCTTGTTCCCAGCTCCCACATTGCTACCGTGGACGAACCGACCAATATTTCCTTGCTGAATTCTGCTTGGCTCATATTAAGACTTTCCCTTACTTTTTTTATACGCTCTTTCAAATTAACACCTCCTTATAAATATAATATATCATATTTTCGCTCACTAAGCAAGTAAAAATTTAAAAAAAGTGTTGACATCTTACTCACGCAGTGGTAATATATACTTACAAAGCAAGTAGGGAGTGAGGTGAGATACATAATATTGAAAATCAAAGATGTTGAAAGAAAGGAGACTATGAACGAGTTAATTAGAATCAATTATGAATCAGAGCAGCCGACGGTATCAGCGAGGGATTTATATGATTTGCTTTCAAGTGAAAGCGGATTGGCAGGAACCGAGAGATTTAGCAAGTGGTTTGAACGATATGCCGGATACGGATTTCAGCAGGGAATCGATTTTTCAACCCCGAACAAAAAAGTACGGGTTCAAATGGAGGGACACAGAACCGTATCGAGGGAGATTGAAGACTATGACTTATCGGTTGACATGGCAAAACAAATTTGCATGCTCCAAAGAACTGATAAGGGAATGGAGATAAGACAACACTTTCTCGATTTAGAAAAAGCTTGGAACACTCCCGAACAGGTCATGGCCAGAGCATTAAAGATGGCCGAGCAATCCATGGCCAGTTTGAAAGACCGCTGCCGGTTCTTGGGTGGACAGGTAGTGGAGCAACAGAAAGTAATCGAGCAGTTGCAACCAAAGGCATCGTACTACGACTTGATTCTCCAGTGCAAGGATTTGATTGCGACAACGATTATCGCCAAGGATTACGGGATGTCGGCGATAGCGTTCAATAAAATGCTTCACGAAATGGGAATTCAGTATCAGCAGAGCGGAACTTGGGTTTTATATGCAAAATACCAAGGACAAGGGTATTTGAAGCCAAAGACTCATAATTACGCCGATGCCGCAGGTATTCAACATTCAAGAGAGCATTCCTATTGGACGCAGAAGGGCAGATTGTTTCTTTACGATTTATTGAAACAAGAATGTATATTGCCCTTGATGGAAAGGAAGATTGCTTGAAAATAAAAAAAAGAAAGTGAGGTGAGAAAGTGAAAAAATCCAAAAAGTTGAAGGAACGCCTTGATCAGATTGAAGAAATCTTGAACGGGACGGATGAATTGTCCCCTAAAGAGAAGCAGATGTTATTCACAACAATATCTACTATATTCAATCTGCATACCATCGCAAGTGATGAAAAAGTAGGATAAGAAAAGGAGAAAAACTATGAAAGTAACAATCAAAGCAACACCCAAAGAAATCGCCACCCTCATAATTGAATTACAAGGGCGGCAGGCAGCCCCAGTTTATGAGACATTTGCGCCGAAGCTAAAGCTTTCGCTTAATCCGAAAGCCACTCATGATACTGCCGAAGAATCTTAAGCGTCATTTCGATATTGGAATTCAATACAAATGACAAGAATTCCTCAACGGTTTCGTCCGTGAGGGGTAGCCGGATTTGAAGCATCCGTGCATTTAATTCCCTCGACCATTCATCCTGATGTTCTTGGGTGATTGACTGACAGAAATCGTTAAATGATTTCATCGTAATTTTCTCCCTTCTTTTGTACTCGGCATGCCAGTACCTGTACTTTGATTATAGGAGAACTTGGAGAAAATAGCAACAAGTGTAACCAGTAATTAATATAATGCAACAATTGTCAAAAAGGAGATGACATTATGCCAGCAATTAAACCAAGTCAAGAAAAACAGGCGCTAATCATAGCCGCCGGGGAAATCAACGCCAACATTTCCCGAAGTCATTTGTCACGACAGCAAGTCATGACAATCTGCGGATTCTGCCAGCAAACTTATTATGACCGTCAGGACAGCCCGAACAACTACCGGCTGGTGGAATTACAGCGGTTGGCTCGGAAAACGAACATGAATCCAATGCAGGCCGCCAGTATTGTTCTCGGTAGGCGGGTGACATTGAATGAGATTATGAATTGCTAAAAACGCGATGGATACGCATGGTTTGGCCGAGGGCGGCGTTGATTAGCAAAGGAATGGCAACGCAATGAGATGCGATGGTATAGCTTTGTATGGGGTGGCAATGGAGTGGCTTAGGGTGGCGATGGCAAAGCAAAGCGATGGTTGGCAGAGCAAGGCAGGGCTACGAACGGTAAGGGCAGTGCTAACCGCCGATTGGCAAAGGAGCTGCTCGGCAAGGTAGGGCGTTGCAAAGGCATTGCAGGGCACGGGGCGGCAAGGGCGAGGCGCGGAATGGTGTCGCAAAGGGTGGCATGGCAAGGGAAACGCAGCGCGTTGCAAAGGCATAGCGCAGGATAACATGGCGGAGTATGGCAAGGGCGCAGCAAAGTAAGGCAAAGTGCTGCAAAGGAGTGGCGAAGCTGTGGGTAGCAGCGCAAAGGCAGAGCATCGCTGGGCGTGGTTGTGGATAGTCTTGAATAGCCGAGGAACTGCACAGCCAGGCCAGGCAGGTCACAGCAAAGGAACTGCCATGCACAGTGTAGCAGCGCAAAGGCACAGCACAGGATTCAAAAACTAAAATATCAACAAAGAAGAGGAGATCAGAAATGAAGGAATTAAAAGTAAGAGTAACATTTACGGAGGAGATTTTAGGAACGGCGAGCAGTGATCCGGAAATCCACAGCACGTTTATCGCATCCAACGCGCCTGATGCACCGACACGTGCCGAAGAAGTCGCGGCAATCGGAGTTGATGAAGCGATTGAAAAATCAATGACCATCTTCCCGCGCAACAAAGAAGGACATCCCATCATGTGGGACTACCAGGTGAAAGGATTTTTCAAGGATGCCTGCGGTTGCTTGCGAAAAGTGCCCAATTCAGCTTCATCGAAAATCAAGGCATACAAAAAGGAAATTGATGGATTGATTTTCGTGAAAGAACGGATGATACCAATCGTTTTTACCGGAGAGATCGGAAATTGCCAGCGCCCACTAAGAGGGCAGACAGCGCAGGGCGAACGAATTGCCTTAGCAAACAGCGAGACCATTCCGGCGGGTGCCTACATCGATTTTACGATCTCGTGCCTGTGTGACGCGCATATCAATGCCGTGAGGGAATGGCTTGATTACGGAGAACTGAGAGGCATGGGACAATGGCGGAACAGCGGCAAAGGCCGCTATTTGTGGGACGAGATGGATGATTTGGGCAATGTGATTGGAGGAAACCGTGACTTTGGAGCAAGAAAATAAGAAAATCGATTCGGAGTACTGTTACATCGTCAATGACGGCGCACTCAATCCATTTATCGTGCGGACTAATCCCGCCCGTGTGCGGCCGGAGAGGGAGCCGGAAGTAATCAGCGAATAAAGAATAGGAGAGAAGACAATGAAGCTTAATCAGATTATCAAAACATGCAATGTCACAGTATTCGGATTTCCAGCATTCAAGGAACTCGAAAACATGGGAAACGAAATCGGAAATCAAGATGCTGTATCCACGGTTATATCCACGTTACCAGCGGCAGTCATGCTACATATCTATGATATTGGCGAATATTTTGCTCCTATCATACCGCGCGGTACAATCTTCGGGAACACAAGTGAGATTATCGAAGCTGACCTGGATGTTAATCACGTATCTGTATTTACGGCCCCCGGCCTTGACACATATGGCCCGGACGAATTATTGATAGTAACGCAGCACAAGGCCACTATAGATATTTTGTCTGGCATGCACCCAGGAGCACCTGTTATAACGGCATCCGTATCCGCTGATGACATTAGGGGCAAGGTGGTGGTCGGAGTGTTGCCGCCGCATCTAATTCAGTTCTGCAAAGCATTTTCGGCCGCCACAATCAAGGATTATAACGTGGCTGTGGATGGGGATATGTCGGTGGATGACTTGGGGGATCGGCTGGAAGTGATGTCGCCCATTACCGTTAAAATAAATTGAGGAGGGAGGCGAAAACATGGAATGGGGAGAAGTGACAGAAAAAATGGTGCGGCTTGAAAAAGAGAATCACGAGTTGAAAGAAGAAGCTCAGAAATATCGAGAAAAAAGCTACTCCTTGAGCACTACGGTTCACGAATTGGGCCGCCAGAATGACAAGCTACTGGCAATCATTGAACACTTAGCTAAAGGCGTAGGAAGGTAAAAACAGTAAAGGAGAGAGGTATGGAAGTAAAAGAATTTTTCGAGAAGGTTAATCAGATATGTGATGAAAGCAGTTGCGTGAATTGTTCACTGCGGAGTTACTGCCCCAGCGCGAATTTTGCGAATCAAGATGAAAACGAAAATTTCATCAAAGTGGTTACAACATATCAATTAAGAGAGGAGGCGAAAGTTATGCCGGAAAAAATGAGAGCATTGAAATATGCTGAATCCATGACCGCAGCGGACTTTAGGGAAATGTTTTGTCGGGTTTCCGGACACATAGGCGACGAAGCGGCACATGACCCGGGGAAGTTTTGCACAATGGGCGATGTCAGCAAACTGTTTGATTTGCTGTTTAATAAGCTGACCGGGGATAGCAAAACCCCAGCTGCGGAGTCAGCCGGGGAATCGAATAAATAATTATACTGTCATCCCCTATTATAAGGGTTTTGAAAGGAGAATGCAAGCATGAATATATTCCAGGTACATGAAATTA